TCCTGAAACCACTTCGGAAAGATTACCTGTGACATCTAGTGTGTTAGATGCACCAAGACCATAGGCGAAACGTGTTGTCCCCGCCCCTAAGAAATCTATGTTAAGAGTACCGGCGTCCAGTACTATATCACCAGAAACATCATGTGTCAAGTTTCCGGTTACTGTTACCGTGTTGGTTGAACCCAGAGAGTAGTCAAAATGCGTTGCACCACCGTCCTTAAGATATACGTTACCTCCGTCTGCGTCGAGAGTAATGTCTCCCCCCGCATCTAAGTATACGTTACCGGCCGCAGAGTCCGCAGTTCTAATCCTGAGACTGTGGGTGTATGTTTGTACAAAATCGGCGGCACTGTCTCTAAGATTAAAATGTGCGTACTGATCGGAGTCACTGAGGAAGGTAACATCCCCTCCATCTAAGTTAACCTCTAGGTCACCCGCACCATCAAATCGGAAGTCACCTCCCGCATTAATCTTGAGTGTACTTGCGTCAAAGACCGCTTCGATCTCGTTGATCGCATCTTTGATCGTGTTCGCTTCAACATTTAGAGTATCTGAGTCACCACCGATATATGCATCGATAGCGTTCATTGCACCCGTCATACCACTATCACGGACACGATTGATTGCGTAGGAGATGTAGTTCAGATCATTCTTTACATCACCACCGCCTGCACCGTGAAGGTCAGAGTCGAGTTCGTTTAACGCACTAACAACATCAGAAGAGTCTGATCTTTGCGCGACCCCAGTGTTTCCTAGAGTGAACGCTCTCGTCGTTGTGGTTAGAAGATCCGGATCGCCAACGTTATTAGAGATAGTATTGATGTTATCTCTAAGTACCTTAAACGTATCTGTTATGAGTGTAATAGGGCGTGCCATCTATAATTTCTCTACTAGTTGCGAAAGAAGGGATTTAATTTCACTCATCTCCTCTTCCAATGATTTTACAGTTTCGACCATGTGAACATGTTCCGCTTCTTGGTCTTTTCGTTTCTGTCTTCTTTGTTGTGTTAATGCAACGTCTTCTTTATTTATATTAACCACAACCCCAGACTGATTTCGGAAAAAACCATCAGCGTCTTCTATCTTCGTCAATTTACTCATTACGTACCTTAAATTACAGCGATGACCCTCAAGTCTCGAACGATTGGAACCTTCGCACTATTTGTTGATTTGAAAACAATCTTTACTTGGAACTTCCGGAACGCAGTCAAGTCAGTACCACCTGTATTGTTGGTATCCCCAAAACCACCAATCGTGTATCGATACTCACGATAGATTGACGGGTTGGTATCGGTAGGCATTGTATTGTCCGAATATGCAGGAACCCAAGAACTGTTCAACAGTCCACTTTCCGCATCAGTAGTCTTGTAATAGACATCGAAATCTGTTGAGGGGTGTCTGTTTGCAGCCAGTATGATTTTAAGTCCAATTGCATCCTGTTCCAGAGTTACTGGAATTGTAACGTGTTTTGCAAGGTGCGTACCGGCGAATGGGTGTCTTTCATCAACCCAACTAATTGGTACGTTGAAACCATTCGTAGCAGCAGAATCTTGTTTGTCAATCAAGTTACCAACAAGAGTCAGACCCGCACGTTGCATGTCGATTACCGGAGAAACCCTACTGTCAGTTGTAGTCATGTACATCCTGATTACCGAAGACTTGGGATATGAATAGACACCCAATTCGTCCGCCTCATTCATTCTATTCGCAATCATCCTAGGTGCATCAAAGTAATAGTTCGAACCATTCTTCAATGGTTGCCAAGCTGCGGACTGACTAAATCTACCATCGGCAGAGTCAACCAGAGAAGATTGTGACAAGAACTTACCAACCATAGTAATGTTAGTTGTCTCAGGTTTCATTGTCATAATTGTGGGGTTGACAATTTCAAAAGTCATGTTAGTATGTGCAGTACACTTACCACCACCAAACCTTCCGTCCGCATTTGCAGATGAGTCAGCGGCGAACTGGAATGCAGTTCCGTCTACACGGGTAACGAGTCTTTCACCCATAATGTCCGAACCAAGAATACCGTTGTAAGTTGTCGAAGAGTCAAGTCCAAAAATCTTAGTCTTGTCACCATACCTCAAACCGTGGTTCTTGTTGATAACGGTGATTGTATTACTACCGTTGTAACTACGGAAGGGATTCTTCGACAGAACCAATGGGGGTACATTAACGTTTTCAAGATATGCGTTACCCTGAGAAACGAAGTCCGCCCTCTTGATTTTAAATGCAAGGTCTTCGTCCTGAGAAGGTTCCCACAACGTAGAGTTCTGAGACTTGAACAACGATCCCAAGTATGGTTGTTTCGCAATTCTCTTCTCTGTAGATCCAAGTTCGAAATCGGTCACGTGTGAGATGAACACCTTGTATTCCATCGAGGCAGAGATAAGAACGATTGCATACTCTGTCCTACCTTTCAGGAAGATCGGTTCATCAAATTTAAATGTCGTTCCATTCGCCAACATTTCCGCAGTAGTTGGATCTTGAATATTTACATCATCCGGATCTTTGATCGCAGTAACCTGAGCGGGAGTTTTGAATACAGTAGATCCAGGCACAATAGTATGTGCACTAGGTACACCATTCACAACTGGTCTAAGTTGCAATTGAACCGGAATGTCTCCCGCATCCTTAGTTGCAAAGTAAACTTCAATCTCAGTCGCAAATATACCGTTCTGTTCGTCAATAGAGAACGTCTGTGCGAGAGGGTCACTATAGACAGGAGGTGGAATTGGTACGACTGTTACGTCCGTTACCGTATCCGTTTCTGTTGTGTTCGTTACAGTTTCGGTGATAGTAGATTCTGTCTGAATGTCTGTAGCAGTACTTGACGTAATAGCGTTACTTGTCGTAACAGTAGATTCTGTATTTGAATTCACGTCTTCTACTGTAGTGGACTCACCGACAATCTCCAATACACGTGTACTATGAACCGTGTCTTGCATTACATCGATGTGACCAACCGCATCATACAACGCCGTTGCGAATGAGAGAGACTCATCCTTATTATACACACTAATGTCGATCAATGCAAATTCTCTTGTACCACATTGGAATCGCATAGCACTGTTATTAGGAATCTCAAACTCACCTGTTACTGTACCGTTTGCATCAGAAAGAAGAAGTGCATCGGCGACATCTTCACTGTGACCAACCGAAGGAATTAGGTTAGTTCTACGGAACTCAGGATTACGTTGCGAAATTCTTTCGAAATCTGTAGTTCCTTTGATGAATGTACCAACGTAAGTTTGGTCAAAGAATGGGAAGTAACGAGTGTTCGGTCTGAGACCAGTACCACGGAAACTTACCACACGAGAACGCATGAAAGGAATAGTAAGAACGTCGATAACGTTAGTACCCACAGTTTCTCTAATTGTATGTTCACCAGCCACACGGTTAACCGTTGTGGTTGTACTAGTTGATGTTGTGGTAGTTGTATCTGTGGTCCACTCAGTATCAGTAGATGTCGTAGTTGTTTGTGCCAAACTGGTGTTTGTGACGGTCTCGAACTGTTCTCTTGTTTCGATATCAGTTGTAGTCACAGTATCAGTCGTAGTTACGATAGATCCAAACGCACCTCCCACACCCGCACGAACAAACGTGTCTCTACCACCTTGACCAAATTCCCATACATCGCCCGGCCCCCAAGGTACAATTTCCCAACCGTTCACTTCAGTAGTCACAAATTCTTCTGTCCCTTGCGAAACAATTTCGGACTGTGTACCCAAAGACTCTGTATTTGAAGTAGTACCAGTTACAACCCATTCCCCCTGAGAAACGTTTACTGATACACCTGTAATACGAGGTGTACTAACATCTACCGTTGTGGTTGTATTTGTACCTGTTACCTGAGATGAAGTTGCACCAACTTGAAGATCGTTAATGTCTACTCCACCCCAATCCCACTGGTGCGAGTTCCAAAGAACCGCCTGAGAAGTATCAAGTACCGCACCCTGATCAATAACGTGAGGCGCTGCAATTTCCGTCTCCCTCCAGTGATCAGATGCGGGAGACAAGTCGATGTGTCCTTCGATCTTTTCGATGTGGAAGGGGTTTAGGTTTTCTGTCCTAGACGCAACAGGTTGTTCTAACCAATTAACTTCGGTATAATCAAGTAATATCAAGTCACCTTTCTTAGTCACCGCATCTTGTGCAGCCTGTGCAGAATCCCAGAACAAATCGATGTTGTGTGTTCTGTGTGAAGGACGCAAAAGTTTTTCTTGTGGGTCAAGTGACGCACGATACTCTACGTTCTTTGTATCTGAGAATAGGTGATTTGCAAAGTTGTCCACAAAGAAACCGGACTTAGTTCTACTCAAACCATTGGAGTCTTGTACCTGTAAACTTAGGGTTGACAACTCCAATAGAGAGAGTGTCGCCATCTCTTCTACCTTATCAATCCTCTTATCCAGTTTACCAATGTCTTCCATTGTGTATCCCTTCATGGGAAGAAGACGCGATTTCAAGTCCTTGGTGTGAAGAGTGAAAGGTTCGAGGTGGAACTTATACAAATCGATACAGTCAACGGGTGTTGTTGGGAAAGAAGGATCCAACTCAGGAACACCTTGCAAGTATCTCAACTCACCGTTCTGAGAGAGAATCAACTTGTCTTTACGTCCAACATAATACGCCACGTCAGCGGAAACTAGATCCGAAGGTTGTGGTAGTTCGTTGACAACGTTAAAAGATCCAGAACCGTTAGTTGCAGGACGGAAGTCAACTACGTCTCTAAGTGAGACAAGTCTTCCATCATCTGTTCTGTGTACCGGAATATCTCTGTAGTTTACCTGTCCTGTATAGGAGTTTACAGCAAAGAAGTCACCGTTACCGTGTTCGAAATATTTGTATCGAACGAATACTGGTTCCTGATCTGAGTCAAGACCAGTGTTTTTGTAGATGAGTCTACCGTCATCGTAGTGAGTGTCTTTCAAACCCGTGTCGAGAATGAAGTTACCGAAGATGTTATCACCATCGGAGTCGTATTTTCGGACTCTCAAAAGTTGATAGATATCGGACTTACCAAGTTCGATGTACTTGTTTCCGTTTCCATCCGAATCCAGAGTCGCTGTTGTCGTTGTCTCTTGCAAAGTCTTGGATCGAATAGTTGCATTACTCTTTCGAACGTAAGTTGCAATCTCGTAGATAGTACCGCTGCTCAGACCACTAATCGTAGCAGTGTTTCCTCCTCCACCAACAGATACAGTCCAACCCGTAACAAACGCATCAGTTGAACTAGCGATTACCCAATCACCAGTATTTGTAAACGCTTCGTCAAGACTGGTTAATGTTATTGTAACGTTACCTGAACCATCTGCTGTACCACTCTTTACCCTTTGACCCGTGACAGACATATCACTGAAAGACTGAGGTCTTGGGAAGGGAAGGTCAAACATCAGTTTCTTTTTCTTGGTATCAAAAAGAGTCTGGTTGTTCGCTACATAGTTGTTGTAGTATGTTCCCGCACTACCGAACGAACGAACATCTCTCGAACTCTTGTTCGCTGTGGTGATTCGAATGTTAAACACGTGTAACTTATAGAGACCGTTCTGCCACTCTGTAATTGCACGGGCTCTACATGTACCAATTGCAGTACCACCAAGATTTGCGGAATCATAAAGAGTCATCTCTTCACACGAACCGAAATCGGGCATACCTTGACCACCAGCCGTATTAGATACCACAAAGTAGTTACCGTAATCAACCGGCACACTTTCGTTGTTAAAGGTATACGTCTGTTTTGGTCTGTCTACCAGAAGTGTAGAAGGTGCTCTGATATCAACACGATAACCATTAATGTATGCGGTGCCAGGCGTTACCTTTAATTTGAATGTGTCATCATCATTGGGTGTAAAGTTCGCCTTGAAATACTTCTTAATGAAGTTACCAGAAATCTCTTTATTTCGTACAGCGACAAAATCTTTTACCGAATTGAAACCATCAACCTTCTTCGCCTGACTGGTAATCACACCAAGGTAAATATTCGCCGCACGTACATAGTTTTCGTCTGCCGCAAGATCTGTTTTCTTAATAAGAGTTAATCTAATTCTGTATCGATCAGCGCCGGGCGAGGATCTGTTTGGAGTCGCACCTTGGTTGTCAAACAACGCCTCGTTATCAGAAGAAGTTACAATGTCTTGCGTAACCTTAAATCCAACCTCTCCAGTAAAGTTTTGTGCATACTTCTGTGTGACAATAATTTGATTTTCGTTGAACACGAAGTGTCCCTGAACATAGAAACTACCAGCGTTTACTTCAAAAAGGTTACCCAATCCGATTGCGGGGTTTGTTGAAGTGTTGGTTGTTTGTACGTCAAAGGCTACTGCTGACAGTCCAATATTACCAGTCAACGTTTCGCCGGGCGTTACTCTTGGGTTGGTTGCTAAAACTGGTCCACCGAACCCATCAGAATCCGCTTGGTCTCCAGCGTCCAGATATTGAACGTAAAGTGTTTCGGGATCACCCGTATTGGTATCTGCGGCAATAGCATGTACTACCTTTACCTTCAGTCCTGATTGACCACCTGTGAGAATTACGTTTCTCAGAGTTGTTTTATCTGCGGGTAAAGGGGTAGTCGCTGCAATTTTAATAAACGGTAGGTCATTATAGTGTGACATACCGCCTGGATTTACAGGTGCACCATCAACAAAGATGTTACTTGCAAACCTCTCAATCTCCGATTGGATTATGGTTTGAAGTTGAGTTAACTCACGGGCCTGAAGTGCACGTCCACTGTTAAAGAGGATTCGATGATAGTTATCACTATCTTTAAAATCATCCTTATAGGAAGTTCTAAAAATCTGTTCTGTATACGGTTTTACCATTTCTTCACAACCTTAGAGTTGAATTACTATTTTAATATCTTCGGTCTGATCGTTAGACCTAAAGACCGCTGCGCGGTTATCAATATATAGAAGTTCTCCGGAGTGTTTATCTACAACTCCCGTAAGAACCTTGTCCACTGTAGCAGTAGTTGCACCACCACCCTCTACGATAGAGATAGTTTCGCCAGAATCGAATACCGTAAATCCGGTGTATTCGTTCTGTGAGATAAACACACTGTTCGAGTCTGTATCGACAATGTATGCCTTAGCACCAGAAGTACCACCTTGAATTACGAGGTCGTTTACAAAAGGACCATCCGTAATTGAAGTTAAGTCTAGAGAGTTGAGTGCAAGTCCGGTCTCTTCTGTAAATGCAGAATCCACCAATTGAGATTTCATGATGTTCTTGAACAATCCGATTTGACGGAAATCTTGTGACACAACAAATGTGTTCTTACCATTTACCGCCTCACCACCATCTGGTTTAGTGTTAAACATAATTGCAGAAGACTTGAGGTCATTACGTGCATCAAAACCAAGTCCTTTTTCGGGTCCAATGATGGGTCTGATTGACCCACCGGCGCCACCACCACCAGTCAAGGTTACGTTTGCGTAAGTATAGTTTTGACCGAATGCGATAGAACCATCGGAACTATCCTTGACATAAACTTTAGTGATTGTGTTACCCGCAGTCTCAACAACCGCCTTTGCGTTTGTACCGTCTCCAACTATTGTGGCAGTAGGTGCACTTGTATATCCGGTTCCACCATTTACAATAGTGTAACCCAAAATCTGTCCACCAACCGCAGCCTGTTGAATCAGTTGTTGTTCTACGTCTTCCGCAGGAGAGTCGGAGTCAACTCCAATTTGATCTAACAGAAGTGTCGCACCTGAACTGTCTTGCATTTTCGCAACGGGAATGTACGCAGACGAAATAAACTTAGACGCCTTCAATGCACCAATAGAGTACAGGAATTTCCACATGTAACCGTCCACAGTTCGGAACGGAGTACCCTCAGTGTTTCCTGTTGGTTGAATTGTAGATGCGATTACCTGAGGCGGGTTGGCGTTTGTTCTACTCTGTTGCAGACAGATATAAACCTGTTGGTTATCGTTCATGGCGTAATAGGAGTTTGTGGGATAACCGTCTTGGTTATCGTTGTATCCAGAATAAACCGCACCAGATACCCAGTTCTCACGAGGAACGACAAAGGAAATGTCTGTGATATTTTTTACTGACTGTAAATCAAGACGAAGGTTTCTTTCATCCCGAACAGTATTATGAGGAACAGGTGCAACATCAGAATCATTCCAATCCTGAGAACGACCAATTCCCGCATAATAGTAATTATCGGAATCTTTAAAATCCTTATATATGTCAACAAGGAGTTGTTTTTTTAATTTATCTGTAATAACCGCAGCCATTTATCTCGTCCTATTTTATGCCAATATAGCGCCTTCAGAATCACCACCAACGTTCAACACAATCCATTCCGTTCCGTCCCAAAGACATGTAGCAGATTGATTTACGAGTAATGTAATCGTCGAATAATTTTGCAAATTAGTTGGTGTGATTACCGCCGATCCACTATTCTGATTTATAAGATACTTAATTGTACCTTTATCGTCGTTTGATAGATCCCCCATACCACACGTGATACCACTACCCAAGTTAAACCAAGTTAAAGGAACGTTTGTGTTTACAGATCCTCCGGTTGCGGTAGTAAAGTTTTCATACCCAAGTTGCAGTCTGGTAGACAACTTAATTGCACCTGATCCCTTGGACTGAATATCCAGATCGATGTGGTTATCATCTCCAACGGCAGAAATTGTGGGTGGGTTGTTGTTTGTGTTGTTCTGAATCTTAACGTGGTTAATCGCCCCAGCAGTTCTCGCAAATTCCAGATACTCATTACCATTACTGTCTTGGAAGTTACCGCCTCCCGAAACACCACCAATCTTCGCATTTTCGATGACGGGTGCGTGAAGTTCTTTATTTGTTAGTGTCTGTTGGTGATTGTTGAACGTAAACTCATCACTATCAGTCAATGGGGGTAATGTGATTGTACGACTTGCCGCAATGTTCGAAGACACCAGATCATATGTGTGACTTGAGTCTGTGTCCCAAATTTTAATTGCGGCAGAAGAGTCCGGTCCCAATGATTTGAAATACGGAGTAACTAAAGTTTTGTTTGTGAGGGTCTGTGTCGCCGAGTCTGAAATCAACACACCAGTATGATCTGGTAGTGTCAAAATTTGATTTGAAGTCGGTGTAGGTGGTCCCAACCTTACTTCATAAGTTGCACTATCAAAAACTAAGTGGTTACTATCAAACGAGACTTGTGGCATCAAAACGGTACTGTCTCCACCCAGTTTGAGGTAGAGTTCGGTAAGGTTTTGTTCTATCTTTAGGGTTGCCGCACGAAGTGTATCACCTGTACCATCGTTGGCGGTAGTCCCTCTATTAAGAAGTTGTCTTGTCATCTTTAGTTACCCTAAAATCCTATACGTCTATTTATACTAGTATTACAGATTGTTGTTGTAATCTGAATCAAATAATTCGTCAAGGTTACTGATATCGTCCGAATCCTTCCAATCAAACTTGTCTTGGTCGATAGTTTCTGTAGAACTGATATCGAAACCACTGTGTGAAACTGCACCAGTGTTACCATCCGAATCTTCATCAAGAGTCGGAGAATCGACTTCGATCATCTCAGCGATACTGGTGTACAAGTTGGCGACCTCTTCGAGAGTCGCATCCTTAACGTCACTAAGATCGTTACCGTACTGATTCGGTTGTGTTGTCTGGTTACCCAGTGTCGTTCTAAACAATTGCGTTGTCCCGTCTGGTGCGTTGAAATCGAACAGACCAGTTGCACTTGTTCTCGCAATCGGAGTTATTGCAGCCTCTGTTTCGATAATAAATGGCGGTACATCGAATACGCCCGGATTTGGTTGATCTTCAATATCCATATCCACGGAGGTAACGATCTGTACCTCACCCCCAAGATACATTCCCGCAGGGTGTGCAAATAATTTGTATACCTCTCTCCACGTCTCTATAGAGAGTTCTGTCTTAATCAGGATGGCGAACATCTGATATAGTTTGTCGTTGGTTAAGTACCTCTGAGACTCTGGACCAATGTGATCTTCACCAACAAAGAAAACTTGTTCTTTACCGTAGATGACATCGGGGTCAATCTGAAAGAATGTACGGAAGAACTGTTGTATCGTGAACTTCGTACCCTTCGAACGATAAAGTGTATTCGAGTATTTTGCGGCCTCTCTTTTATCAGGGAACCCTTCGAAGTACGCTTGACCAAGAAGAAGTTCGTCCTCAATGAACGACAATAGTTCCAATTCAGTTTGCGTAATATCACGTGCAAAGAATAACTGCTTGATGATATGTGAGGGAGATAGGTCATCTTCCTCAAACGAATAATACTCTTTTATGAAGTTTACCAGATTGGGATAATCTTGGACAATCCAATCCGGTATGACCTCTTCGATATAGTAGTCTTGTACGTTAAGATTACGTCTTCCTATATCTAATAGAGTTCTGTCACGTAGGTGCGCCATCTAAATACCTTAATTAGTCGCAGTTACTAGTACACCCTTAGCGGTAGTACGATCAACGTCTTGTTCCAAAATGTATTCTCTGAGTGGAGTGATCGCACTCTGGTTTGCAGGAACTACCGCAATCTTTATTGTTGTCCCACCACCCACAAGAGAGTCAACCTGTAGTCCAATAATGTTGACAATACCTAGCGTTGCATTATATGTTCCAACGTTGTCAACAACAATTTTATTGGTGGCAAGGTTAACAACCTGTAACTTGTTACTTGACAGTTTGTTTCTTAACTGACACGTCTGGTTTCTAAAGTTGAAAGAACCAGAAGTGATACGATACTGTACGTCATCAGGATCCGCAATCGGAACAGGGAAAGTAAATGTGTAATCTTTCTCCTGAGTCAGTGCAGGAGTAAGTCTCTGTTGCATTCTAATGTTTGCACGAGATGATAGTACCGCAGGACTGACTTCATCGATCAACGCTAACATGTTTGATCTACGGAAAGAGGTTTCAAATTTACCCACCGCTCCGGTAAAGTAGTTGTTAATGACTTTACGTACCCTGTCCTGAATCGTGTTAATTGACAGTGTGGTCAGTCTTGGGTTAAACTGGAAGAACACTTCCGGTTCTACATAAGTGATGATAGGATCAGTAAACTTAATATCAAAAGAAGCGACACCCAGTTGATTCGACAGATCCTCAACCGCAGTCTTTGTGATTTCAATACGATCCGCAGGAACATCAGCGTTAAACTTGATTGACATGAACACAGTTCCAAATTCTGGTTCGGTGTTGTCTTCTCCACCCCACGCCTTGATGTCATAGATTAGGTTTGAAAAGTTCCGCAGTACAAGAGAAGAATAGTCAACGTGAGTTACCATCCTGTTTTGTGCGGCGTACTGGTAAGGCGCATTCTTACGAATGGACTCCAAGGACTCCTTCTCCGCACCACCAACCGATTTACTTCTGGTTGTTACCGAAGGTGTTCTGTAAGTGGTGTTGTTAATCTTGATTTGTGTTTGGGGTTGGAAGATAACACCATCATTACCGTTAACTCCGTTACAAGACAGATAGTCCACCACAATCTTATATCCCGCCTCAGGTGTTTGCCCCAGAGTAGTACCGTTACCGAACGATAGTTCGAAGTATCCGTTGGGTGTCTCTTTCAGGATATAAAGGGTTGACTGTTCACTGATCGTTGTCGCCTTAAGAATATTAGTGTATGTCACAAAGTTTGATGACGTAGGACTCTCGTAGACTTTTACGACAGCGGTGTTGATGTCCATATTGGGATCAGGAATTATGTAGAGAGCGTACTCATCATTTTCACCCGCGATAAAGGTACGAGTCTGTTGCGTCCCCTCGTAGATAGGAATGTTGACGTTACCATCTAAGGTGGCGAATCTGTAATATCCCGCTCCATCATCCGTTGCAATAATAGTCTCTTGAGTCTGAAATCTGTATATCGTTGAGTCAATGACCGAAGTAAATTCAAACCCAGACGCGAGACTGATAGAGTCTTGTCTGTCTTCGATTGAAGACAAGTTCAACGCCATTCGAATCCTCGCCTCAGCGGATGTCTTAGAATCAGGAATATATCCAATACCCTCTGCAAGAGATACCAGAGAACTACGAAGTTGTGCAGTAGAGAGGAATGACTCGTTTAATGCAAAGTTGGCGGTAAGACCATTCAGGTGAGTGTTGTACGCAAGAACGTCCAACAGGTTGGAGAGTGCGGATGTCTCGAAATTATAATCTGCAAACTCTCCTCGTTCAATCAAGTAATTCTTCAGGTTGTTCTTGATGTTGTTGAAGTCTAGTGCAGAGGATTTAATTGTTGTAGTCATCTTACCTTAACCTGTTTATCGACGTAGTTAACGTAACTTCTTCCGACGAGTTAATCACATTAAAAACAAGTGTTACGTCTATTGAGTTATAATCCGGTTGAACGTTTACCACGATCTTTAGAGTTCTACTGTTGACTCTAGGTTCGTATGCCTTGATCGCATTACGAATGTTCCTAGCCAGTTTCTTTTCTATTTCTTTTTCGGTAAGTTCAAACAGGTACGATGTTATGTTCGTACCAAAATACGGTTTAAAGGGTCTTTCCCTATAATTAGTCAACATGAGGTTCTTGACGGCCTGTTTCACCGCAGCCGCCTCAGTCTTCTTGTAAATGTCACCGGATACTGGTTTTGCCTTGAATGCAATATCTAGATCAATATACTTGCGGTTTCTTGTAGTCGCAAGACTTACTGTGTCCAGACCAAAATCTTCGGTGGCAAGCGCTCTTTTAATTGCCATGTTGACTCTCGTGTGTTATAATATCTTTATTTATACCTTTTTCTCAAGAACCTCAACAAGTTCTTTGTTAGAAAATAAGTATCCGTTGTACTGAGTCTGAACCACGTTCGTGTATGTGACATCAAAGTTCTTAGGCACGTTGGGCATCTCTATCAGGATTTGAGAGGTAAGTGATCCATCAGGATTAAAGATATCATAATCCAGAACCAACCTGTTGAACTTCATGTGATCCTTCCAGAACTTTGCAACGTCATATGTTGCCGCATGATCGATCTTTCCGTTTCCACCATACACCTGATATACAATCATTCTCCCATCTTCTTTCAGGGCGTTATCTCCCTTACAGACTTCATTTGGGCCTGGTTCGTAGACACCCTCAGAAACCGCAACTCGAATAGTTCTGAATAGTTTGGTGTCCATGTTTACTGCATTGATCATCTGCGCCTGTAGATACAGGTTTCTTGCAAGTTGTGATCTCTTCTCCGCAGTACCAAGGTGACCAATACCAGACGCACCGTGTCCCAGAAACGTTGCAATATTGATACCGGCTGCAAGAGGTAACTGTGAAGTTATGAACCTACCTTGAGTTTTTCTTGGATCGTACTTTGGGTTTGGTCTATAGATCATGCAGAATCCTCCGTGGTGGGTAACGTGGATGCCCTGAGAGGATCTTCAATACCTTCTCTGTCGAGGAATGCAAGTCTTTGCGCCTCTGCGTTACGGATGTCCTCTCTTGTTTGTGGATCAAGACCAAGAGTAACCTGTTGTCCCAAATGTTCTTCTGTATTACCCAAAGGTATCATACCCATGATGGATGTGGGATCCGCGCCTGTAGAACGACCAATCGCTTCGGGAATGGAGAAGACAGATTCTTCATTGATCAGTCCATCCGCCATTGCCTGTAACTGTAGTGCGTCTCTATTATTGACATCTCGCATTGCGGATCTTAAATTCTGTGTGGAGGCTTCTTCTTCACCACCATGAAAGACACCACCGTATCCATCATTTTTGAGGATCTTATTTTTGAGATCATCACCCGCATCAATAGATACTGTCTTGATACCATAAGGTCCACCCAACAAACTAGTCGCAACCAATGCACTAGGAATAGTTGGAATAGATGGGGGTGTCGGTAAAGGCGGAGCAGTGAAATCTGGAATAGTAGGAGCAGAACCACCAAGTGAGGACGCAGAGATTGCAGTCCCAGAAGTGATAGAAGTCTTCGACGCAACCGCACTCAACGAACAACCCAAGAAACCACCATAGAATGCGGCACCAGATGCATAGGGGACCGGACCCGCTGGACCCATATAGGTTTTTCCTACGAAGTCAACTAGTGTACCACCAAACGAACCAGTTACACCAATCACCGAACAGTGCATACCCGTCATGTTAACAACCCTAGATGATGCAGCGACTTCTTTCTTACCAGATAACATAATAGTACCATCAGAAGTCAATTGCATTGTCCCTTCTGTTGCGGCACTAAATCCTTGTTTTGCATTGATCTGGTGTGCACCAAGTGTGGTATCGATTCTTCCACCAACGGTCAAGTTAGTCTGGAATTTTTTAGTCGTAGACTCACGGTTACCGGAAGTCTGGTCACGATAGTTCTTGAACACCTTCTCGTTCTTGTGACCCTTGGTTCGGATATTGTAGTTACCACCAATGTCAACATTGTAGTTACCTTCGACGTACATATCGACATTACCCTTGTACGCCATCTTTGTATCACCTTCTACGATGATACGCATGTCACCACCAACGGTTTCCAATTTCTTGTTTACAGAAGAAATGTAGATTGTCCCGTCCGGACGAATCTCTATACCCGCACCCGTGCGGTGTTTAATCAAGATTCTCTCACCCCCCGCCGTGTCATCATATTCGATGACGTGACCAGAGTAAGTTTCCTTAACCTGATTGTAGGGATACTCTGAGGGTCTGGTTGGTTTTAGTTCGAGATCAACTTGTGGAAAGGAACCCGTGACCATGAGGTCATTAATAAAATCACCTCTCGCCGCCTTGTTGATAGAACTTTCTCCCCAGTATTGTTTACGGGGAAACTCACCGGAAGGATCTTGGAACCCATAAAGGGGAACCTGTTGAGTCGCTTCTTCTGCCGCTGTCTCTATTGTAATATTATCATCTGCCATTATACATCAAACCTATCTTTTACATATCCTTTAATATCGAACGCAGGATCAGAAGAGGCAGTGTCAATGTCTTGATGACCTACTACCTCTACGCCTGGATACCTTCTATACCAGTTTACCAACAAAGACTCTAGGGTGTTAAACTGTTGTCTAGTGTAAGATCCGATACCTTTATATCTGTCCGGATTCTCAGTTCCGGTTGCCGCATTAATACCACCAACCATAATGATATCGATGGAATTATTCGCAATGGTTGGATCAGTGACCGCAGTCACTTTGTTAGAGGGTATACCTCTTTCCAGAGTACCGTCTCTCCTGATCACATAGTGGTATTGCATACCATCATACCCTCTGTCTATCATCCTTTGATGAATGTCTCTAGAAGTTAGGTACTGGTTGAGGTAAGTGTTACTACCGTGGATAACAATTTTGGTTATATCACGGTCTGTAACCATAACCTCTTGTGCGAGTTCCTCATAGGAATCACACGTAAGAAATTTAGGCGTTCCATCTACATTGACATCTGATTCATACTGTGAACCATAGTCTTTGAGATTCTTGTTCTTAGAAAAGAAATCGTTCTGAGACACAAACAAGTTTCCTTGCATTGTGGTGTCAAAGATTGAAACGTTGTCTTCGATGTTGACAAAGATTTCTTCAAAGTCTGCAATTATCGCAGGATCAACACCCGCCAACTTTGCGCGATCAACGATGTTATCCTGTAGTTGAGACGTGTTATTGAAAGAAACGGTTGCGTTAACAATCGGTATCATATCGGGATGCAAGTTAGTGTTCTTTCCTACAATCGTCTTGACTGCATTTGCAATATCCTTTTCCTTTCCAGAGTTGATCTGATCCATGATCTTACCTGTCTCTGACCTACTTAGAGATGCACCACCAGTGATTTTAGTAATGTCCTTACCCAAGTTCGCACTGTAGATTTCGTTCAGGTTTTGAAGGATACCAGCGTTTGCACTGATAGTCGCACCTAACCTTTCCGCCTTTGCGATTGTTTCCATAATAGGATCTGCAATAGCCACCGCTGCATCTATCGTATCACCAATAGAATTTAAGGTGTCGTTGATACCCGTTGTTATATCATTGAAACCAGCCTCAACTTCTTTAAACGCATTTCCAATTCCCGTCTCTTCAGTAAGAGTGTCGAGGAATACGTCCGCAGGATTTGTGATGATATCCGTTGCAGTCAGAAGTGGTCCAGTAAAGTTGTTGATCGCATTACCCAATGTATCGAATTGATTACCCAGTTCTTGGATATTTGAGATATCTCCAAATCCTTGGAATGCATCTCCGATACCATTCAGTCCACCTTGCAAGTCGTTACCTAACTGAGTCGCTTTGTCTTTCATTATAGTACCGGCTTTTTCTGCCGCAGAACCAGTTGCCGCACCCACATTCAGATTTGATGCAAGGTCTGCAAGTGCACCCAGTGCGGTAATCAATCTCATGAGTCCCGCAATAGTGTCACCTATACCACCACCAATACTATTAATCTCTGCACTCAACGCAGACAAGTCAGAAGAGTCTGTCCAGAATTCTACCGACAGTACATTCCAGTTGTCTTCGCTGATGGTTGTTTTACCATCACTATCACCGTGGCCACCCATTTGAACCACGGTTTCATTCTGCAATTGTGTTGCGGTCTTTGCACCAGACTTAAGTGCAAAATCATCCGCTTGAACAAGGTTAGTACCGTTCCCCTTCTGCGCCGCATTGTCCGTGGAGTTCAGAGAGATGATACCACTAGTACCCACAGGACCATGTTCAACGGCCTTGTTTACGTTGTTCGTAATCTGGTTGTCCCGAACCAGAGATACCGCCTTATTCAAATTACTTGAATGTGTACGTTTACTACTCTGGTTCTGTAGATTTAGAGTTTGGTTGACTTGTTGTTTAGTTAGTGACATTATCCACCACCCATATCATCATTGATTCTATTCGCTGCGTCAAGTGCAAGATCTCTATTAGTTTCTTGGAACTGGTTTAAAGCTTCCAAACTTGCAAATACTGTGTTACTATTGTTCTGAGTATTTTTACTAATTGTTGTCGCCCTATTCAGATTCGACTCTTTCGCCTTCTCAACAATATATTCCATTTGACCTGAAAAGGTATCCCAGAGCTCTGTAGAGTTTCGAAGTCTTTCTTGGTCAGTTGCACTCCAACCACCAATTCCATATCGCGTTTCGTCTTCACTATATCCAGTAACCATACCAGAACTTATGTCCAAAGCCGCCGCCATACCTATCGCTTGGTCTCTGGTGTACCCCTGATCCATTAAGTACCGTATAGTTTCGGATTGTCTGGCGAGTCTGGTTTCTTGAGTGATTGCACCAGTATTATCGTCTTCCACCAAATCTTTGTTAATAAAACTTATTACCGCCTCCAAAGCCTGTTCTATGAAGCCCGGATCATTTCCGACCTGTACTGGAGAGGCGAACTCGTACTGAGGTAGTGATCCCAGAACTATAGGTGTTTGTGACGCCTTACCGTCCATGAAGAATCCGAAGACGTTGGTTCCCGCCTCTAGTCTTGGTGTTGCACCAAGTCCAGAAGTACCACCTTCAGTAGTGGGGATCAATACTTGCGCCCAAGGTAAATCACCTTGTGGTATGTCCGCAGTCGATGGAGACATTGTACCGTGAATTCTGATACACACACGTCCCTCTAGTTTCTCTCCTTTAGGGGGACGTGCGTCAACAACGGTGGCTATAAACCAACGTACATTGTCTCCGTAGAACTGTACAGGTAACTCTTTCATCTGTTATCCTAAACTTGGGTCATACGAAAACTTGGTCACTTCCATAGTAATGGTATGGGTTGGAATTGAAAATGTATGTGCAATTCCAGTAACCAAGAACGTACCACTCTTCATCTTATCTATTTGTTCAGGTGCGTTTTCTAAGTCAGTATTATCCGCATACACTCTGAGTTCAACCAGATCACCCACACCCTTTTTGTTTTGGAGAAACTTTGCACCGTTGATAGAAACCTCGTATGTATTTTTTTGCATAGCCGCCCTCACTGCGTTTGCAGTCAAAACAGGCATATATTCATCGATAGATTCTTCATAGTGGAAACTCTTAAATTCTTGTGTGTAAATATTCTCCGAAACAATCGTATGATACTGAGCAGCGTCATTGACATGCATTGGTCCCGCGCCCCTAACATTAAATGCAGGATCATATATGTTCTGTGGATTACCTCTAAACAACGGTCCCATCTTACCAACACTCTCCATCATTGAGTTGTGTCTACTGGCGATAATCGGATTGTCACCATTGATGTTGGTGACCGACAATCTAGATCCAGTACTCGCACCCTTCTGAACCTGAGCCATCTGATCTCCCATGTTCTTTGCACGTATTGAATTTATGTGCCAGTGTTTTTTCTCTAGTGACTCAAGAGTAGGACCACCAGTTTCATATTCTTGACTTTGAACAGTTGCACTACTAAAAACATAAGGATTTGCCGCATTAAAAGGAGTCTGTTCCATTAGGATGTCTAGAGAGGCCAGTCGAATATTACTCTCGTGTATGTTGGAATATAAAAAGTATGGCATCTCTTTATGGTTTGTCGCTCTGTTCATCATCCACCTTATCGCATCTAAAGGACTAAGATAAGGAATGTAACCTTTCCATTTCGTTTGTTTAGAAGGTCTGGCACGATCAATGTTCACAGCCGCGCCCATGTCAGCGCCACACTTAAGTATCTCAAGAACGAAATTATCTTTGATTGTTCTGGATAATTTTTTTAGATTACTTGCAACAGCGTGTTCTTCGATTATTTCAAATATGACCAAAGACGATGTTCCTTCTGCGTTCGCCTTTACACTATCTTCTAATCTTTTCATAACAAATGTTTTACCTTCAAGTCCTCCACTAACAGGGTGGTCCACGCCAGGGGTTTCTGCCTTGATGACAAGATCAAGTCTCTCACTACCCATAGGTTTCATTTTAGTAAAGATACCCGTGTTGTCAGCGAATGCGATTCGACCAGTAACATAAGGTACGTAGATGTTTTCATACAACACGATCTCTGCAACGAAATCGGTTACTTCTTTTTTTACACCACGATCCGCTGTGATTACGGCGTATTCGAGACGCCACTGTTGAGTACTCTTAGTATTAAACATTATGGGGTACGACCCGCTTGTTTGTTATAGAATTCTTTTGCGACTCTTTCAATAACACTTTTTTTAAGAATCTTGATCTTCTTGAGATCGTCATTGAATTCTTCAAATCGTTCTCGTACAGTAACCGGATACGCACCCGCAGGAAGTATCCCAGTGTACGGATCTATGTGCACCCATTCACTTGATATTCTTACCTCTGCATTGTCAAAGTTTTCGACTGCATTTACTGCCTCTTGTTTTTCATACGAGACTAAAATATTTGTGTTTGTGTCAAGGTCAAACGCAGTGTACGTTCTTCTCTCGTAATGATGCACAGCGTTGTACTGTTCCGACTCTTTCCAGATAACCGCAACCACGTTCAATCCAGTTCTAGGGTTGACGAAGTACAAAGACTCACCCTCACCAAAGTTATTGTCTAGTGGGTTGGAAATAAAGATTTCTGCCGATACGTAATACGAAGAACCCTCTTTATAGTTCACGTTGTTTATTTCGAATATACGGTTGTTTTTACCTTTGGGTAGTGTGATTTCCACATCACTAGATATTTCGATATCGTCCTGAAAGACTCTCCACTGTGAAGGACTATGGAACTTTTCATTCTCTAGTGTCAACTCATAAGTTGCATACCCGTTAACGTTGGGTTCAAAGGTAATCGATCTTGTCAACGGTATCACCGTATTTGTTGTATCGATAATAAGTTGACCCAAAGTCGGATCCCTTCTCAAGATAGTACCAATAGTACCAGACTCAGATCCATAGACTATCTGTCCAACCTTGAACGCTGGTTCGAGCGCGTTGTCGGTTGTGAAGTCCTCTTTGGTTGTGATAGTTCTGTGGGGATACTTCTCTTTTACCGTATCCAGTATCAGTTCATTTGCAACAGGCCAACCACACTCTCTCAATTTGTCGTTCATCATATAGAACGTCCAGTAGTACTGATCGTCTCCGTACAATCTCAACGAAAGACTATCCGGACGTTCTCCGGACTTGATCACATAGTCCTGATAAAAGGAAGACTCCGTTTTAACCTGATCCAGTAGATCAACATAAGTCGATAGATTCTGGTAGAGTACCGGCGCTTCACCATCACCGAATTTATACCTGAGTCGTTTTGTGTTGGAGAAATATTTTGATGACATCTTAGTACCCCGACTTTATATCTTTCTTCTCTAGTGCAGCGGCTTCAATAAACGACAACGTTAGGTCAACTTCTAAAGGTTCACCGCCTGGCAGAATCGCCATCGTTGAAGCGTTGAATGTAGTACTGACATCCCTGAGATATGATTCTTTTATTTTGGGCGCTTTCCATTCGCCACCATAATCGATAGTGATATCAAACTTGTCGGGGAACTTATAACCCAAACCACTGACCCCAGCAACGTCAAAAGTTTCTGGATATAATGATTCTCTAAAAAACTGGATAATCGCTTGGATCGCCTTTGCCTCTTTTTGACTTCTTGCAATCATTTTGAACGCAAATTGAAATTCTCGAAGGTTTACTTTATTGAATAGTACACGAGTGTTGGGGTTTGCGGTTACACCCAATTCGTTTTTAATCGCACCTCGAACTCCTTGATCCGGAATGAGGGTTGCGAGTTGAGTCATACCAAGTCTCGCCTGATCGGTCTTGCCACCCTCAGTGGCAGCGGTTCTAATTTGAGTAATCAAATTTTGGATACTATCTACGACAGAACCACCCGCACCACGGGCAATTTGTCCAACGGTTGCATTACTCGCCCCCCTAATCTTGTCTGCGGTTATACCACCCAGAAATCCAAGATCCATTGCATCATATACAACATTGTCTCTGTACTGTAAGCCAGGCGGGAGATATAGAGTTACACCTCCTCCAGTATTCGTCTCCGCTTTCGATTGGGCGGGTGGATTTTCTGAACCACCCTCTTCGTCATTTTCTTCAGGTGCTTCTTCACCTTCGTTTCCCTCTGTTGCGTCACCATCCACCTGAACTTCATCGTTCGAAATAGATTGTTGTTCTTCATTCTGTCCATCAAACGATGTATGTTCTTCTTGGGTGGGATCAGTATTCGTCTCCGCATCCTCTGTTCTGGTGTCAGTATTATCATTATCAGGCGATTCGGGGGGATTTGTTGCTTCTTCCTCCGCCTGAGTCGCAGCTGCTCCAGAGGGATCAGATTCCATATCTGTATTTCCTTCTCCCACCGCACCGCCAGAACTAGCGGACTTTTGGATGGCAAAAGTAACTGTTCCCGCATATTCGTCTGAGTATTCTAATGGATAGCGCATCTCTTAACCTACTAAATAAGTTGTGTAGTTTTACACGTTTATTTATATGGTTTTGTATGGCGTACTCAGGTAGATATCCCGTTAAAAATAAATCTAAGTATCTTGGAGACCCCAATGGTGTGGTGTATCGATCTCTTTGGGAGAAACACGCATTTAAGTGGTGTGACAACAACTCCAATGTCAAACGTTGGGGTAGTGAAGAGGTTATTATACCATATCTATATGAGGTTGACAAGAGATATCACAGATACTTTATGGATCTGGTGATCGAATATAAGGACGGTAACATAGTCCTCGTGGAGATCAAACCAGACAAAGAGACACGCCCACCTACCGGAAAACGTAAAACCAAGTTACTGGTAGAACAATCGTTGACCTATGTCAAGAACCAGAACAAATGGAAGGCGGCAGAGAAGTACGCAAAGGAACGGGGTTGGAAGTTTGAAATCTGGACAGAGAAGAGATTATCTGCAATGGGAATTCTACCCAAGGCATTCAAACCACTCAAACCATTTCCCAAAAAGAAAAGATAAATGCCATTGTAAATCGTATAAATAAAGAAGTAACTAAGAGGGTCCGGTGTGGCAACTACAGCGAAATCAAATGTAATTAACAGATTGGAACAACAGGCGTTCCGTGCAGGGATCACACCCCGTACAAAGGAAAGTCGCGCATGGTTTCTAAAGAAGGCGTCTAACCTACGCAGTATTAACCGTGAAGGATTGATGTCATCGGATCCTATTAAGAGGAAGGGTACGAGTGTTGTGGGTAGAATGTACATGTTCTTCTATGACCCCAAACACAAAGAGACTCTTCCCTACTACGATGCGTTTCCTCTCGTGTTCATCATTGGTCCTGCCAAGGGTGGGTTCATGGGGTTAAACATCCACTACCTACCCCCATTGTTACGTGCAAAGTTTCTGGATGCACTTATGGACATTGCGGGAAAGAACATCGATGACGGAACCAAACTGGATCTATCATACGAGGTATTGGTCAAGGCATCGAAACTGAAGTATTACAAACCCTGTCTGAAACATTACCTGAACAGTCAAGTCCAGAGTAAGTTCGCAGAGGTTCCGGCACCGGAGTGGGAGATCGCAACTTTCCTACCAACCGCAGACTGGAGAAAGAGGAATAGACAGAAGGTCTACTACGATTCAAGGCGTATTATAAATGGCTACTAGTATAGAAGAACTCAAGGCGGCCGCGAGTAAGAGCGAAGGGTTCGCAATGTCGAACATGTTCGAGATTGTCCTACCCAGTAAGTTTGGTATGAGTTCGAGAGACATTAACGTCATCTGTAAATCAACAGAACTGCCTGGCAGACAGATGATGACACAGGATCAACAGGTAGGTACAGTTCTTAGAAAAGTTGTCAACGGGTTCGCAACCGTAGATTTGAACTTAACCTTCTATGTCATGAACGATCACAAAATTACATCCTACTTCGATGAGTGGATGAAGGCGTGTTACGATCAGGAATCAAATCAAATACAATATTACAAAGATTACGTTCAGGACATCGACATCAAACAACTTCAGAAAGGGTATGCGTTTAGTCTATTTAAGAAACAATTAGGGTTCCTAGATAGTATACCCTCATCGATCCGTGCGAGGATTTTTGACGGTAACCCAGACTTCCAACAGGGTGAGATTGACTTCGGTTTTGGAAAAGACGCTGCGGTTATTCGTCACATAAAATTACTTGAGGCGTTTCCGGTCACTGTCAATGCGATACAGTTAGGGGGCGATCAGACTGATCAGATTACGGAGTTTACCGTACAGTTGTCTTATAGAGACTGGCGGTCAAAAGAAGCAGACGGACCAACAAGCGGTTTTGGTGGTTCAATTCTATCAGGGATACTTGATAGAGTATTTTAACATTGCTAAATTAGGAGCGTGAAATGGCATTACCAAAGTTAAACACCAGTCCATCGTATGAATGTACGATTCCCTCGACGGGGAAAAAAGTTTCATTCAGACCTTACTTGGTTAAAGAAGAAAAGGTCTTGATGATGGCAATGGAGACTCAAGACCAGAAACAGGCACTACGTGCGATTGTAGATACAATCGATGCGTGTATCACGAGTGAAGGTTTTCAGGGAAAGAAGTTGACAACCTTTGACATTGAGTATCTGTTCACTCAGATTAGGTCAAAGTCAGTTGGTGAGGTATCTACTATTTTGTTGAGATGTGAATCATGTGATGCACAGAACGAGTATGAGATAGACATCTCCTCCGTTAAAGTAGAAGCACCCAATACCGAAAATGTTATTGAACTGAGTGACGGTGTTAGTGTTGAAATGAGATACCCAATGTACGAACATGTCAGTAAAGTCAATTTCACCGGAAAGGAAATTGAAATTGGATTCGCTATGGTTGGTGCGTGTATTCAGGCCGTCATCACAGGAGACGAAAGGATCGAGGCGGACGAAGTTTCCAAGACAGAGATCAATGAGTTTCTTGAGTCAATGACGCAGGGTCAGTTTAAGAAACTGGCAGACTACCTTGAGAGTCTACCCGCACTGAGACACAATGCAGAATATACCTGTAATAAGTGTGGGGAAGAAAACAAACAGATGTTAAGGGGAATGTCGGATTTTTTATCATAAACCTTTCTCATGATAATTTGGTCAATTATTTTAAGACCAACTTTTCATTAATGCAACATCATCATTACAGTCTAACAGAACTTGAAATGATGATGCCATGGGAAAGGGAAATTTATGTTACATTATTGGTTGAGTGGATTAAAGAAGAGAATGAACGTAGACAACAAGAATCCAAAATGAGATAAACCAATGGCAGAAGCAACAATAGGTGGTTTGGGTAATGTTATTGACTTGATGCGTCAAGAAAATAATAACCGTAACCAAGCGCTCCAAAGAAGTCAAGAAGGGACAGAGAAGAATACCTCTGATCTCAATAAGACTATGCGTGAGATTCTCGCAGAGATAAAACAGGATCGTTTGCAGAACGAAGAAGATCGACGAGACAAGAAAAAAGAAAAAGCACCTATTTTCAAAGCACCTGAAATAAAATTAGACAAATCCTTTAGTGGTATCCTTTTGGGTCTTGGCGCTGTGATAGGCGAGACCGTAAGAAGAATCAAAGACATGGTGCAACGGTTTTTCGGTGCTGTTAAACTGGCGTTTTCTAGACTATTTTCTGTAGCTGGTATAACGAATCTAACGAAAGGTCTCCAGAGATCTATAACAAATTTCTACAAAGCGTTTAGAGGTGGTTTCTTCAAAGCCCTAGATGGATCATTAAGATACAACCTTAGAGAGGCCAACGGTAAATTCAAGAAAATGAATTTTGCCGAAAGAATGGTTTCTAATATAGGGAAGATATTTGGTTTCATAGCAAGACCATTCAATGCGATTATCAAATGGTGGAATGCATCCAAACTTGGTTCGTTCACAAACTCTATCGTCCAAAAAGTGTTTGGTTTTTTTGGAAAAATATTTGGTTTTCTAGGAGACACACTTAAGGCTACCATTGGTGTTGGTGATGATCTTTTCAAGGCTGGCGGTAATAAGATCATGTCTTTGGTGAAAGGTGTATTCACCAAACTTCTTTGGCCTATTCAAATTATTATTTCACTCTTCGACTTCTTCACCGGATTCTTGGGTGACTGGCAAAGAACCGCCGAATCTGATATGAACATCTTTACCAGAATTCTAAGTGCAACTTGGGAAGGTCTCAAAGGTGTGTTCGTTGGTTTCTTCGGTACTATTGGTGATTTACTGCAAGACGGAATGAAGTGGATACTGGACAAGATTGGTCTTGGTTCTGTTACGGATAGAATCAACGAACTAATGCCTGGCGGTATTAGTGGAATGATAGCATCCATATTTGATTGGGTTCGTAAACTATTCAGTTCACCAATCGAAGCGTTGAAAGATATCTTCACCCAGTTCATACCTTGGATGGGTCAATTTGCACAGACCATGTTCATGAATCTCGCAGACATGGTTAAGTGGGGATTGAAGGGGATATGGGGAGGTCTGACCTACGTATTCACTGACGTTCTCCCTAGTCTCTTCGCGTGGTTGGATGAGACAATGACCGCATTTAAAGAATCCCTATTTACGTATGCATCAGAGACATTTGATTATCTTATGGGAATTCCGGGCAGAATAGGTGAGTCGTTTATGGGCGCCTATGATGCAGTAATTGACTGGTGGGAAAATGAACCCGACAAATGGGGAAGTATGGTGGATTCAGCTACCCAACTTTGGGAAGATATTAAAAATTGGGTAAGCAATATATTTTCAGATGCATGGGATGCATTGACGGATTGGTGGGATGATGAAACTGATACTGCCGCAATGAGAGATAATCCACCAGAGACTAATGATGCAGTAGATACCGAAACTCGACCACCTCCTCCTCCGCCTGAGAGACCTCAGACAGCCTCACGTAGGACTCGTAACCGACCTCGCCCTCAATTAGGGACATCCGGTCAAGAACCAGAAGAACCCATGTCAGGTTTACCACCATCAGACGATATTGTTGCTTTGGGTGAATGGTTGCAGGGAAAAGGACTACATGTATCTGGCCACGAGGCATTTGGTGAAGTTGGAACACATGGTGAAAACTCCAGACACTATAGGGGTGACGCATTAGATATTAACTTTGTCGGTCCTAATGATGAACGTTATGTTGAGGCAGACAATCCCGAACAGGCTGCGGTCTTCGATGTACTACGCGATAAATTAGAAACCGCAGGTTATAGTGTGATGTGGAGAACTGGTGGTCACATGGATCACATGCATGTGTCTAAAGGCACTCAAGAAGGAACGGCTGAATACCGAAGAGAACGATTGGCATCAATGAACGCGAGAGGTATACCAGCGCCAGGTTCTCCACAAGCGCCTGGCACAACATCAAGAACCATGGCGGGAACTCAACTTGCAAATGCAGGGAATATGGGTGCGGGTGGTGGTAATCCTATTATTATGCAGACTAACGTTGGTGGGTCTTCTTCGTCAACACAAGTCAATAATAACAGTACTCAAGCGGCAGTCATTCCAAGTGTGTGGGATGTAAACGCCGCCTTCTTGACGAACAATCAGGCGGGCGCATTACCTATAACCTAAAGACCTAGTTCCAGTTGACGTATCTTGGTTGCGGAGATTGACTCAACCTCTTCCCCCAGATCTTCCTGCTCAATCGTGTATCCAACATCCCGACCATAGGTGATATGGGTGATGTTAGGTACAGCGATTATCACAAAGTCTTTATGGTGTTCATACCCTTCTTTTGCAAGTTCGAGTATGATGTTTGCCTTACGTTCCTCTACGGTGTAAGGATTACTTTCGTCTACCTCAGTGTCACGAAGTAGTATCGCTACTTGACCAGTCTTTGAAAGGGCCCGTTCAAATAACTTAGTATGCCCTTGGTGCCACGGTTGAAACCTTCCAAGGAGTTGCGTAGTTGGTTTAAGTCGATCCATTCTTTAACCTCCAGATCATATGAATCAGGTACTTCGAATAACTTATTAGTATCCTCGAATCGTCCTTCATCGATTGTATTCATCCAGATGGTGAAGTCGGCTTCTACGATATCACGGAGCTCCTTCAACGGACAAACAAAATCCAGAATTCCAACCTGATCGGCCATTCTTTTGGCCTGTCTTAACCTACCTTCGGGTGAGAAGTCCCAGTCATCAAACATCTCACGGTACGTATCCGCATTGTGATGCGGAATCAGAAAATGGTAAGCCAACTCCCTTGCGAGAGTTGACTTCCCACTGCCCGGCAATCCAAGTATTAAAATTTTCATGCCGGTACTACTTAGTCCTCATTCGCCATCTTTGCAAAGTAGGACAAGGTATCCTCATCATCGTCCGCTTCCGCACCTACACTAGGTTCGGGTGCAGCAACGATCTGAGGTTCAGGTGCAGAACGACCAACGTTCGACTCCGCAGTCTGAGTTAACGCCTCGTTACGTGCAGTTGCATTTCCACCAACTGCCTCACCCAGAACAATCTGAAGGCGACCCTTCAGTTCTTCATAAGGTTTGAAGGAAGCAGGTGCAGTGAACTCAGTGAGATCAAACAACTGGTTGTAAGTCGCTTCGAGTTTAGTCTCATCCGCATCGAACAATGCAGACACCGCCTTGAACTCAGACTTGTCGTAGTTACGGTAACCCGCAACGTTACGGATCTTCAACTGAAAGTCGGATCCATTCCAGAAGTCAAAGGGGTTGATTGGTTCCTCGCCCGGAAACTGAGGTTGCATGACATCCATGATCTTGTCAAAGATTTTCTTACCAAAATCATAGAGGAACACTTTACCGTTGTTTGCGGTATTCGCAGGGTCATTGACCACAAGGATGTTAGACACATAGTGAAGACGGCGCTTCTGTTTACGTGCAGTTTCCTTGTCATCCTCGACACCAGAATTCCACAGACGGGAGTTCAATTCAGAGACAGGATCATTCTGACCAATAGTAGTCAGAGACTTCTCAATGTACCACTGACCTGTTGGTCCCTTGAAGAAGTGATCCCAGTAACGAGCCCAAGGGAGATCAGAACCTTCCGCTGCGGGAAGGAACCGGATTACGGCGTAACCGTTTCCGCTCTCATCTACTGTGGGTTTCCAGAATCGGTCATCACCATAACCTTTCTTTTCGGTAGTACCACCACCGTTCATTTCGGCTGCTGCTGTGACCAGTTTAGACACGTCCATAGACTTGGACTTAAGATTTGCAAAAGACATATGTTTCTCCGTATATTTGCGTATATTGTATTAGTGTATATTTGTATCCACTTGATGCATATTATATACCAGTATTTATACTCCTGTCAAGAGTTAAATCAAGCCCAACCAACATATACCTCTCTCCACCCTTTGGTGATTAGAGTACACTCGTGGACTAGATTTGACGGGAAGATTACAGTCTCCCCTATCTCTAGATCATGGTACGTTTGACCATCATCCAGATGTCTGATAATCAGAATGCCACCTTCTAGGTCTTCTGACTTGTTGACCATTGTAATCGTGGTCAGTGTTCTGCTTTTACCTTCACCCTCGACATACTGATAGTCTTCGGAACCATCGAACGTGTCTCTGTGAGGTACTAAAAAATCTCCTTCATCGTAACGTAGGTAGTTACAATCAGTGATCGGGATACCAGTCTCTTCTTCTATGGACTGGTTGACATCCTCGAACCATTCGTGCAGGATGACTTTGTTCACACTCTTGCGGGCGGTGTGACCACGCCTTACGTTGGTGTACTGTTCGTGTCTCTTCGAGTTAAACTTATCTAGGTAACTCTTTTCAGAAGAACCGTCATCCACATGCGAGTTCACCCACGGAGCGTCAAATCTCCGGAGTTCTTCGAGTTGTTCTTCTGATAAGACACGAACGGTCTTAAACATCTAGTGTGTTTACCTTGGGAATGAAGTTGAGACTCATCGCCTCGACTTCGAGTTTCTGTTTGATGTTGTCGTTGAGATACTTCTTCACGTCCTCGACTTCAATCTTGTTCTCTTCGCACAAGTGGATAATACTATCCAAGTACCCCAGACTCGTCTTCTTCACCGTCTCCTCGACCATCATCGAAAAGTTCTTTTTTGTCAGGAACTTTGAGTCCTCTTGGGTCAACGCCTTCTCCATACCATGCATCCTGTAGTTCGATAGTCCACACAGCGTTGATGTCGGGATAGTATACTCCGAACTGTCGGTTTGGTTCCCCGTTAGGATGATACGACATGGCAACACAGTATCGCAATACCTTGTGTTGTCTGTTGTCACCATAACGAAAATCTAACCACACACCATTACTGAGATAAGACTTCATGTTTTGAATATAAGTTTTGAGATCATTATACTCAGAACGTTCCTTCCAATTGTTGGAGTTCTTCATATGACTGATACTCTTTAGCATCTGTTCACTATCCTTGATCCACGCCTTGACCTTCTTCCAATGTATAAAATGATCTTCGGGTAAATCACGAATAGATTCGTGGATAGATGCAGATCCATCATGACCTCTTGCTTCACGAGCCTTTGCGAGACGTTCTGCCGCCGCCGCTTTCTGTTCTGGTGTCATGGGTTTCCGTTTACGTTTGACTTTCGTCTTTTTACGCTCAGGATCAACCCCCATTGCACGTAACATGGCCTCTTCTTTTTTCTTACGGGTTTTAGCCGCCTTTTCGCCCTTAGTCATAACACCTCTATCTATATCAGAGATAACTCATGTTGTCCTCAATCATTACCCGTTGCAGATCAGATATGACATCCCAACAGGTATCGTTCCACAACTCTTCGAGTTCTTCGTGTTCGTCTTGCGCCTCATAGAGATCCAAGTCGGGGTCCACATCATGTTCTTTAAAGAACTCAGGGTTCGTCTCCTTCAACTTGTCATAGATGTCAGCGTCTTCCCAGTGTGCACCGTCTTCCGAAGAAAACAACTCATCCGTATCTTCATCACGATAGGGTTCTAGTGTGTACGCACCAGCAAACAGTGGCATCTCATCTGAGTAGAAGAACACACCGATACAGTCAGGTGCGAACTCCAGTAGTTTGGTGTGTATGTCTTGGATACCCCAAGGTGCACTCCATGCCGCAGTACCAAGAATGAAAAACTCTTTTCCATCCCTGTCTTCCGCCGCATCCTCTACTGTCGCCCACTTTGCACCAACGTCATCGATACACTCAATTTCATGAAGGTCTTCAACCCCATCAAACAGTTCGACCAAAAAGTCCAACGCCTCATCAGTGAGGCGTTGAAAAGAGAGACTAAATTCTACATGATTTGCCATTACGCAGTCTCGAACGTTAGTACTTTGTCTACACGGAAGGACCGCCACTCTTGAATGTCTGTATCAAACACTCGAAGGGTTGCGTCACCACCGACAGACTGATCGACAGAACCACCCTTGGGCATCTTGTCGGCTGGGATCCTATCGGACACCAGTGTCGCTTTCATTTCACGGATCAGGCCATCCTTAACCTTCTCGAAGGATAGGGACACTACACCTTCTCGTAGGGCGGATAACATGTCATCACGGGACATATCAATACTCATCATCAAAGTTTCCTCTGTTACGGTTAACGGATATAGAGTCACTGTAGTGAGTTGAGATGTAATTCTGTTCATCTCCCCAATACAGATCGTCACGGTTGTCAAGACTGCTGACAGTATTGTCATCATACTCATTCATCAGTCTTTGTTGGCGTCTACGGTCAGACTGCCGTTTTCGGTTTTGTGCGTTCATACGATTCGCAACTTTCATAAACAGTGCATACCTTTCTGCTGAATTAAGTTGTTTACTGGAATCCATTATACATTAATCCACTTCCTCTGTCAAGAACCAATTTGGAATTTTACGTTTAGTCCACTTCATCTCAAAACGTTCTTGTTTCGTTTTGTAGAAGTTCCGGTAGGACTGAACCGGATCACCTTCGACCACACACTCAGGATGTGTTTTGAATGCAAGTTTGAATGGGGTCAAAGCCCGTGAGTCAGGAATGTTTTGCGGTGCCCACATAAGGTATTCACCATACTTCTCCCAAGACTTGTGTACCTTACCATACCGGAACGTGTACTCCTTGCAGAGTTCTTGCCAGTGACGGTAGTGCCAATAGTAGTTAGCACGTGACTCCATAGTCCAGAGAGTCGATGGATGTTTGGGATGCGCGATCTTGTACAAGTGATCGTTACCACCATCAAGTACACGATGTACAGTACACAACATCTGGCAAGACTCAAGGGGCATCTTCACGATATGTTTATCGCATTGAGAACGTGCGGAGTCTATTGCACAAGGAAACTTGAAACCCCGTTTATCGTCATACTCAATACCAAATATATTCACTCTTCAACCCCCTTGTGTTTGCGGTAACCATTACGGTCACGTTTCTTACGATCAACATGCGTAGCAGGCTTGTTGAACTTATTGATAGTTCGTGCGACTGGATTAGTTTTGATTCGAAACACTTTTTTCTTGTTCTTCATACATCCTCTCCAACCACTCAGAATTTTTGGTCACGTATTCTTCATACGGTATTGGTTTTTCTCCCCACGTTCTTCTTTCTTCATTGTGGAGAAAATACATCTCTCTTAACCAAGTTTCGTATGACATCTAGACCCCCTAGTTTGTAAACTTCGCCTCGAACGGAAAACATTTTAAGAACAACTGACCTTCCAGTCGATACGCTTCCTTCTCCCAAGGTTGGTTCTCGTACTGAAAACCCTCAGCGTTACGACCTTTCCACTTCCAACCCTTCGCACCCTCTGCGTCGAGTTGACCGCGAATGAACTGTCGAGCGTGAACCATCTCGTGTGCAAGGGTCTGCATCATTTCGATGAACCCAAACTTACGACCAGTCTCCGGACATTTCTTAGCGATTTGAATTTCTGCGTAGTCGTTATCTCCATTGCAGAGACCATACGCACCGATATCTTTGTTAGTAAACTGAACGTCGATCCAAGGATTGCGGAGACGATTCATCCCCAATTCCTTGACCAAGTTGAGGATGAACTCCTCGACAACGGGTTGATTAGCGATGCGACCTTCAATGAAACAATCCATAACTACCCTCTCTCATCAATCTACAAGTACAGTGTATCAGCCCTAACAGGAATTGTCAACCCCTACCCTTCAATAAAGCGTGATAAATTTTGCGATTCTTGGGTTTGACCTTCGCCTGTTTGAGGGCCTTCTCAACCGACTCTTTGTTGTATTTAACCTTTGACATATTTTCAGGCTCCTACGCACTGCCAATAACCACGTCCGAAGACCTCAATGGTCTGTTTTTCACCGGACACTATTTTGACGATCTCTAGGGGAGACCCACAGAAGTATGCGGCCGCCTCTCTACAATCATCAAACATGGATATGTGAATAACACCAGACAGAGGGCCCTTCCAATGGTCCGGACACTCGATCAACTTAAGACACTCTTCCAAATAACCATAGGTCTGACCACCAGACCCAACGATATCTTCAGCGTTCATTACACTACCTCCACGAGGACTTGTTCCTCACCATCGAAAGAAAAGATGTTGACAGATTTGATATCTGGCAACTGGGCGGTGAAACAGATGGAACGGGCGTAATCCCGAGCCTTCTGAAGAGAATAAATGGGAGTGAATAAACCCGCCATGGGTTTACCGTCTAGAGTTTTCACGATGTATTGCATAACGACCTCTCTTTCTCAATCTTACATATACATTATAGGGTATCGGGCAAGAAATGTCAAGAACTTTTTTCAAAAATAAGTTTAGGGAAATCAAGGACTTAGAAAAAAGTTGAGGGACTTACCGTGGTCCCTCGCGTGTCTATTAGGTGACAACCCCATCATTTCCCCATCTTGGAGATTTCTGTGGCCTGTTTCGAGTCTATGACCGGAACCGCATTGGACTTGTGCATGGTTGCGATACCCTTCACCAGAGTCCCTGTATACCGTTGTGGTTCTTTCTTAGGCGTCGAACCAGACATGGTATCGTGACTAGGGTACTTCTCCCTATGTTCCCGCGATTGTCTCTGGAAGAGACTCTCCTTGCGTTCCATAGGGACAAACTCTCGCTTGGTCTCAACCTTACCGTGCACCTTGTCGATGTACTGTTCCAGAGTCAACTTAGGACTACCACAACGTTTCATCAACTTGTTGTACTCTCGAAGTTCCGTCTCCCACCGTGCGAGTTTCGCCTTGGTGATCTTGCGTTTCTTCTTACGTGTATTTAGGGTTGAGTACGCATGACCCATCAAATGCATGGTCATACTAGTTCGACGATACCCTCGAAGGCCTCTTCGAATGTTGCAGTCAGGTTATCGTAATCACCGGACATCATCTCTTTGATGAGGGTGTCGATCTTTTCCCGACTCCAACCAAGTTGTCTACCAAACCTTTTTGCATAACCCATCAAAACGAACGCATTCCCATCAGGACCACTAGTATCAATAACTCGCATTACGCAATCTCCTCAAAACCAATCGCAGCGACCTTGAACTTCTTGTTACCAAGAAGCATCTGGTCACCCATAGATGTAGACCGAAGACCCATACCACCTTCGTGTAGAGGAGCCATAACAGTAACGTTGGGATTGAAATCACCATTGTCTTCGATGTCAGTCCGACTCCAAGAACCCATAACGTTGTTAGTCCAACGATATGCATACTCAAGGGCTTCTGTACCCTCTAGGTCACCAACCTCAACCAGTGCAACTGTCCGAGGCGTATCCTCGAATGCGGTGTGAATAACTGCAACTTGCATAATCAAATCTCCTTAAGCGAACAGGGGGCGCATGTTTTCAACGACCACGTTGTAGGCGTTGACTTCGTAACACCAGTTGGAGAAGAACTCATCATCGTCCTGCTCATCGCCGGGCAGGGCAACGTAGTCGCTCCAGAGAACGTCCATCGACTGGAGACCCGCAAGGAGGTCACCCTTGGCACGGGACTTCATGATCTGAACAGCTTCGTCAAACGACATCTCTTCGATCTGGTGGAAATGGGGAATACGGAACATAGGAATCTCTCTCTTTCTCTCAACTTACATATACATATTACTAAAGCTGGCAAGAAATGTCAACACTTTTTTTGAAAAAAAGTTAATTTTCTTTTCCTTGCGAATCAATGGGTTGCATCGCTGCAACCCGATTCATGATCTCAAGGACACCATTGGGACTGACCCAACCCTCGACATTCTCACCTTCAACCAATGGAACCCAATCACCATTTGCGTCCCATGCGGCCACTTCCACCGAAGCGAACCCTCCGGAGAAAGTACCCGTAGAGTACATACCATCACCCATCGCAAGGGATACGGTGAATCCGTTTTCGAATTTGATGGCGAAGTTACCCTTCTCCGCACCTCTATCAAAATTTTCCTTAAACATTTTAATCATTATTGAAACTCCACCATAGCGTAAGCAGGAACCTTGAAATTGTTGTCATAGAGACCAATCTCATCAAAACCGTACAGGACAAATCCATCCATAGGATCTTCTTTTGCCTCGTAGACAACCAAGTTATATCCAACCGGAATCATACCTTCGAACTCATTAATGTTAGGAATCAGAATCATTTCAAACCTCACTTTTCTCTCAATTACTTGTTTATAATACAACACCCCGCAGGAATTGTCAAGTCTTTTTTTCATATAAATATAAGAAAAGCGCCATTAGGAAAAGGTATAAATATGAGTGAAGAGTTATTCGATTTTGGGTTCACATTCGCAAATGAGGATGAACTCGAAGTTGTGCAACAGGCACAACAGACCAATCAGTTGAATACAACTGCGGTCATCTCCACTCAGGAGAAACTAGACAAGTTGTTCAATGCAATTCAACCGCTACTGAACAATCTGAAACAGAACCCTGAGAAGGAATATATATTGTGGCCGAACAGACTAGATAAGATAGAACAGTTCGAAGACTACATCCAAGGTATCTACAAGGGTTAACTAAATGAACTATCAAGACATCAATGAAGTCATCGTGACTACCCGTGAGAATGAACTCTATCAGGGTAAGACGGTCCACAGACAAACGAGAAACGAACTACGTTTACTCATGGACGAAGCGTTCGCCACGTATAGAAATGGGGTAAACCGCAATCTGGTTGTTCGAAAGAATAACGTAGATCCCACACCGTCTATCATGACTAGAATTCCATTGGTGTGCAACATCATCGCCGGACGTGGATACAGGAACGTTCTGTTCGTGGGTTACTACAACGAAAACGAAACCAACGAGTGGGTTGCATCTATGGAAGAGGTTGCGAAACACGATCAGATTCCTATCGAAGTTCGCAATCAAAGTCACGCTGCCCCAATGGAATTGAGTTACCAGATGATTCCGGTCTTCCAAAAATTCTACGACTACGGGTTCGACATGACTGTCTTGTTACCACCCGCTGAACGTAACAGGGGTGTGGTTAAGTACATGTATGATGCAACAGGTGTACAGACAACTCCCGCAAACAAACAGTACAAGTATGGTAGTGAGTCTACGGTTCTACAAGAACCTTTGGGTGAAGGTGAACTGTTGTATGATGCGGTGGTGTTTGCGGGTGTGCCTAAGAAATATGCAGATACTAGTTTTACCAGTAATGATATCAAAGAAGAGTGGGCGCCTTACTGTCAACCCAACTTTGAGATCATGGACATCTCATATCAGGGACACGATCCATTGAGATATTCTGACCGCCACAATCAACTGGACCTAGAACCTCAGATCCAGAAGTCTTTCTCCGCAAGAGCAGAGACGGATAGAACAATGTTGATGGGAAGACCCGTGCATTATGATGGGTTCCGTAGAACCATCACAGCGTATTAATTCCAGTCTACGCCTGCGGGTACGTAGTCTTTAATCTTACGACGAATCTCTTTATCCAGATCCGCAACTGACGTGGGTGGTTGACCCTTCTTCTTGACGTAGAAGTAATTTGCGTCCTTGACGTAGGATCCACCCCTTCCAGACTTTGCGAGGTTCGCATCCACCCCAACCTTGTTGAACGCAAAGACGATATCTCCGTCCATGTACCTCTTCAACTTTTTACCCATGTTGATGATGTCACCCATTGTATTGGCGGCACCACGGTGAGTGTTGACTAGGATCTCAGATGGGACTCGACGTGAACGTGCCTGGTTTTGAGATTTTGCAACTTCGATGTCGTTGACAACCCAGACGATATGGATGTTCTCCTTATCGTATCCAAGACTTGCGGCCTGACGGGTGAGTCTTTCCAGTTTGGGTAGGTCTTTGAGTGTGGTATCAAAGATGATGTTGGGTTTCTTGTCTTTGGGTTGTAACAAAACTCCACGAAAGAGTGCCTTCTGTTTCCGGTTGTCCAGATCCAAATAGTCACCCATGATATCGTGAAGTTTCGATACGTTCTCAGGATTCTTTAGGTTCGCTGCAAGGTCAGCAAGATCAACACCAAGTTCTTTCTGAACTCTTGCACGAATGCTAGGGGCTCTGGACGCGAGAGTTTTAAGTTCATCGACATCCAGAGTCTTCCCTTCGATACCTACGAGGTTAGAGAGAACGAATCCTTTACCGGAACCCGCTCCCCCCGCCATGAAGACAATGTTTCCAAAACGAGGATACGCTTCTCCACCAAAAGTGATCAACTTTTCAAGGAGCGATTCCGCCTCCTCGAAAAGAAAAGTTGTCTCATCCATATGTGCTTTGAATTTCTGCATGGCAGGGGGAACCTATGTTAGTTTACTTATATTTATACAATCCAAGTTACTAACAGAACAATTACACCAGTCCAAATTAGGACATTCGGGTAATTGGTCACAACTTCTCTGAAGTCAGCGACAGTACCTTTTACATAGTCCCAAGTCCAGTTGAAGGCTTTGTTAAGAGTTTCCATTTTAGTTTTCCTCTGTGGTTATGGTTACGTTATCAGGGATAGCGATTTTAATATTCTTGTGAGTGTTATGTAAGTAAAAATTCGTACCCTTGAACTCTTGAAAAATCTTCGTAAAGATTGGTCTCCAATTACTGGCGAGTCTGTGAGTATTTCCAACACTCCGGTCACTCTCAAGTATGAGGTCCGTAGAGGACCGTAGATTTAAATCAAACATTGAGTCGAATCCGTATATGTGAACTTCATCGGCTTTCAATGCTCTACACGCATAGTCCACAGCCATGTGTCCACACGAGTAGTTCGTTGCCGCCTGTCCTTCACTCTGGCCAGGCAGTTGTGCGTATCGGGGAATGTTTTGATGAAACCCCTTAATGTTCTGCGAGTACTTGAGATAGAAAGATGGTTGCATCTCCATCCACTTTCTTGGTCTCGCACCCAGTACCCAGTCATACATGTCAAGACGAATCTGACCATCCTGTAGGGCCTTCATCATCTTGAAGTCTACCATGCATGTCGCATAAACCTCATTACGTGGAATTTCGAAGGGTGGCATGTTGCAGATCAACAGTTTACCGGCAGTCCCACGTTTGAACATAAAGGCGGAATCACCATTCCCCAATACGTTAACTCGCATATTACATCCTTAATTTGTTGGGATTTAACTTGTCGTATTGTACTCTATTAACCACACCTTCGTCAAGAAGTTTTTGTCGGTTTTCTAGATGTCGGATTCTAATTTGTTCCTTACTACCACCATTATAGGCGCAGGCGTGTCCCTCTAGTACTAGGACTTCGGTCAGTCGCATCCAACGATCTTGGGGTCCGTAGTAGACCTCGAAGTCCCCAAGAATTCGACCATACTTACCTTTCATATCCTCACCGTCTTTTGCGGCGATAGTCTTCAACTTGGGGTTCTTCCCAAGTAGTTCTTTTACTCTTTTCTTTGCAGCGAGGCCGAAAAGTTTTTCAACCTTGTCTCTAGTTCGGGATTCTGGTGTATCAATTCCCATAATACGAACACGCTCGTTATGAAGCCAAATCCCAAAGCCCAAATCAATATCGACATCCACGGTGTCTCCATCAACAACCCTCTTTAGTCTTGCTCGATACTCGTACACATCACTCTCCGAAATATTTTTCTAGGACAAACAACTGGTCTTCCCACTCTGCAATCTTGTGGAGTTCAGACTCAATCGCTTGCATAACGTCCGGATGTTCTCCGATACCCGCAGGGTTATCTAGATAAATTTCAACGTTCGCCTTGTGTAACGCAATCTGTCCTTCGGCGTGTACCCTAAGACTTTCCAGAATCACTGTTCTCTTCGACACCATCTTCTTCTTCCTTATCTTCTTTGGTGTTGACGGTTCGGTAGTATACCACAACCTCTTTCAACTGATTAACATATCTACGAATCTCTTGCATGTTGTAAGACATGAGTTCGTAATCACCTACTGACATGGCAACGAATACAACACCACCATTATTCATATCCCTAATCTCATCTAGGAATGTGTCTAGGTTTTCATCAGACACCACATACCACTGCGGATCCTTCAGATCAATCGCACGGGGCATAGTGGGGTGAACGATAGGAATCTGCACCTCAACGGTACGAATCTCTACAGGGGCGGGGGCGGGAATCTTCGGTCCCCCAAGAAAACTCGCACAACCACTAGTTATCAAGGTTGTCAATAAAAGCAGACTCAGCTTCAATGGTGTCAAAGACATCTTTTGTTCCCCTATTAATACGTGTTTGAATTAGGCCTGGTTTGGCAGCTGCAAGTCTTGCAAGGTCATGACGTGCAAAGATGTCGAGATATCTCTGTTTTTCCTGTTCGATCTCGTTGTTACGTTGGGTCATATCATTGAGTGCGGTTGTCTGTCTTTCTAGGTTAACCTGTAACGCCTCGATGGTGTTGACCTGTTCTTGTTGTGCAATCTTTAGTGCGTTGATTTCATTCGCCTGAGTTATCGCTCTTGCCTCCAAGGTGTTAATCTTGGTTTCGGTGGTATTGTAGTAGATGTAACCACCAGCGCCCATTGCGAGAACAACTCCAAGTAAAATTTTACTAAACATTCTGCATGATCTCCCTGATCAAGTCCTTACCCTTCTTACCAGTGTGGTGTACAATCAGAGGGTTCTTTACTGCGATATTATCTATGTAGTCTAACCGTAGTGTATTGTATTTATGCGGTAACGGTTCTATGACTGCCATCTTTGCAATATCGTCACCAGCGAACATTGCATAGAGAGTTTCTTGATCTCCCTGTATAGGTTTGTTGATGCACTCAGACGCCCATGCACGTAGGATGTTGGGTGTTCCTTCGAATACGACTACTCCAGAGTTGTACCACATTCCATGTTCACCCCGTCTTCGAGTCCACGGTCTGTCTTCACACATACTTATTTTGAAAGGAACAGTGTGTTCGAAGATACTGTCGATGTTATCGAATATCTCACAGTCCGTATCAAGCCAACAAGACTTCTTTGACTGGAAGGAAATATCCAACATGGCGCGAGGTTTCTTGAACCACCCCACCGCCTCTGTCTTGATTTCATAACGAGTGACATTCTCTTCGAGTTTGTCAACGAAGTCCGCCATGTCTTCACTCATACCAAAGTCACACACAAACAGGTGCGTGTCATTATTTTCAAAATAGTTGCGGATGAACCAAGGCAACTGCCATTCGGTCACTTCGTCACAACCCGTAAGGAAAGTCTTATCCAACATGTGTGTTATACCCATAATCTCCATTGAACACATACTCATCGTACTGGTTTATATATGAGATGGTCATGTCACTGCACTCTAACAAAAAACTCTTATCGTCTAGTGCGCCCCGTAGGTCAACCTTCGGTAGGGTTCTTAGTCCCCCGAACGAGGTATCGAAGTAAGGCACAACAACCTTAGACATAAACTCTTCTTCTAGATCCTCATACTTCAACACAATGTCAGCGGGTTCGACAAATCTCTTTTGTTCTAAGAACCGGCCGTGTCTCCAAGGGATCTCAGTTTCGATGAATCTGTTAAAACTGTGATTTGCAAAACGTTTTCTATCCGGATCTGTGGACGTTGCGTTACCTCTGTGCCACTGTTCGTATTGTTCACGTATCCTAGTGTAGGGGTCTCTGACTACCGTGATTGTTGTACCCAGACCATCCAACACATTGTTATCCGTCAACGTGGCGGCGAACTCCGATTGCGTTTGATACATGGTATCGGTTGTGGAGAAATCTTCAATTCGAAATTTTCTAATGTGTTCGAACAACCAAGATTTGATTCTATCCATCCCAGTATTGGGGTTCCAGATAAAGGTTAATATTTGACCACCTTCGGTAGTCACTTGGATGTTCGATTCTCTGTTCTCTAACCAAAGAGAACGAGGCATTAGGTTCGCTTCCGGAAAATCGTCCGGTAACCTATAAGGTGGTTCTGCCGGTGGTGTACCGAACGTGACTTTTCTATAAATTCTCGATGACATATCCTTCACCATAGTTGTGTTTTGCGAGACATCCCTCTTCTTTTTGTATGGTTGTGAAACTATCATCTGCTTTTGCGACGAAGGGGTAATGTTCTTGCAACCAAGGGAATGTATCTATATTTAGGTAAACATCGGTGGGTTTTGGAGATATTTTTGCGGTTCTTATGAACGCTTCCGCACCTTTAGGGTTTACCATATACGCATGGGCGCCGGGAAAATATCTCTTAGTTGTGAGTGGACCCATACCAAAGAAAGAGGGTTGATTGAATTTACCGTAACTAGGTGCACCCAGATTTACTGCCCCCTTAAAAATATTAGATGCGGGTAACTCATTGATCACAACTGCATCATGTTCAAAGATGACTATAGGTTGACCGATTTCAAGTAAACACTTCTTCCACAGAGAATAGTGTGACAGGAACGCAGACAGACAGTTTGCGTGTCGAGAATAAACCTCAGAGAAACCATCAGGGTCTATACCCTCACTCTTTGCGATTGAGAAGGGACTATCGTTTGGAGTAATCGCCTTGAACTTCTCGACCTGTAACCCGATCTTTTTTGCACTTGCGATACATCGATCTGCGGACTCGACGGACTTAGGATTGTCCATAATAGTGATAACAAAACTCTTCATAACTATCCTGTTGTAGTAGACTTCACTCCCTGCACTACAGTGTAATAAGGCCACATCACTTGCATCCAAGGGAAGAACTGTTTGCACATCAGTGCATCGTTAGGCCACATTCCAATTTCATTCACTTTATCTAGGAGTTTCTTTGCGGCCCAAGGTTTGATGATGTATGCAGAGTTTCCTGCAAGACCTTGAGGTAGAGGATCGTCTCCGATCTGATCAACAGAGGGAACCTTATGGAACCCATACTTACCAAACAACGCATTGTGGAAAACAGATGCCTTGCGTGTTGCACCGATAGGACTGTTGAGTCCAAGGATACCTCCCGCAAAACTACCAATAGGTTCTCTGGACAAACACTCATCCATGACCTGTCTTCTTTTAGGAATATCCCATCCTGTGACCATCATCTCCTTTGTGTCGTTCCACCTATCAAACCAGTCCGTTGTTAGTCTAAGTGGTTCGGGATCTGAGATGTCCTTCCACACAAACTTGCGAATAAACAGGGCGTCCTGTTCCAGAACCATAACAGGTTCGTTCATGTCAATACAGTACTGCCAGGCTCTCATGTGAGATACCATACATGCAATGACTTTGTTCTGATCGTTGGCGATATACGCTTTCTTGTACAGTCCGGTTGCAAGATCCAACCCACTTGTTTCTGGTGTTGCAGGCCAAGTCCACTGAAGGTGTTTACCCTTGAGGTAATAAATCTCACCCATTCCTTTACCCAGTGTGGTGGGTGTAGTGGCATCCATCACAACCGGATTGATCTTCGAACCCGTTATCTCAATACTCTTTAAGAGGTTACGAGTTGCGTGTGTCGCAGCTGCGTTATGGAACAGAGAGATGATGACTGCTTTAATATGACGGTCACCATCTAAATCGGTAACCGTGGGTTCTGCATTTTCTATCTCATTCGCCATACGTATTCTTTCTACCAAGTTCATCGCCAGTAGTTCTTAGTCGCCCCTGTATCAAAGTCGAACCCCCAGTAGTCAATGTCCTTCTTGTACCAGTCCGCAACTACCTGTATAGTCTTGTCATTATACATGGACTGATAGGGGTCTGTCAAGAGTCCTGTTACGTTACGAGGTTCCGGATCGAACAGTACCTTGAAATAGTCTTTGATATCATCGTTGTAGTTCTCAAACCGAAGGATGTCGCACCTTACATTACCCTCTTTGTCACACACGTGATCGTATGCGGGATACCAACCCCGCACTGCACGATGCCACATAAATTCTTCACCACCCCACTTGTGACGTTCCTCAAGGAACGCTTCGAAGGATGATACATCCGCATACTCTTTGTTACCGTAGACGTTCGAATTGTATTCGACCTCAATGACCTTCTTTGCAAACCAGTAACGAGATACAACTCTTGCCCAAGGGTTTCGAACTATCGCAAAAGACTTATAGGTGTTTCTTATCGTATTATCCACGTCTCTCCATCGGGCGTGTTCGTACCCCATATCATCACCCGTGGCTCGCATCTTTTCTTCGAGACGTTTGGTGTATGTCCTATTACAATGGTGAGTCGGGTGTGCAAGTATCAGACGTTTGCGTAACTCCACATTTCTGCGGAGAGTCATACCACCGTTTTTGGGGATGTGTATGAAGAGTTTACGATCCATGCATTACCCTTAAGATATAAGAGTCGGGATTTCTACATATCGCCCCCAGATGCATGTACTCACGTTCGTGGTAGTCATAGTGTTTGACATCGTACTTATCGATGGTGTTCATCAATCGGATGTGTTCTCCGATCTTGTACCTATCGGGTTGTTTCTTTACCCAAGGGTCGTTAGCGGCATAATCCCGATCTAACATGTAAACGTCTTCGATGAAGTACACCCCGTCTTGTTTTAGAAACGGGAAACAGTTTTCGAAAGTCTTTCGGTTCGCTTCAGGCCAGTGTGCACCATCATCGATAATAAAGTCAAACTTGATATCGTTACCCCACATCCTACGGATTGCATTCGGCAGTGCGGCGTGACAACTATCATACTTCAACCACTTCACACGTTCATCCTTCAGGACATCAAGACTATCGGGATGAGTCCTCTCAAAGATGTCGATTGTGTAAATAGTCGCATGAGGAAAATATTCCAAAAATGCGGCAGTACTCTCCCCCCGAAAACAACCAATCTCAAGAAGATTGAGTTGGTCATCCTTCACGTCCCAGAAATACTGCTCGTAACAGTTGTCGTAACAGTGTTTCTTAGTACCTTTGTCGCAATCCCACTTGTCGAATAATTCTCTTAACGTTCCCATTTCACGTACATCCTATTCCTGTCAGGCATCAATTCGGTCACCTCAAACCCGTTCTTTCTTGATAGATCGATGTGATGATCTATCGTCCAGTTGAAGAAGGGTATCTCACCTACCCTATCATTACCATGATCTCTGTGGCCCGGATTGCACCTCCAGTAGATCCTAGATTTTTCCTTTAGTGCCTCACACACTCTCTTGCATTGCAATTCAACAAGATCATACGATCCAAAGTTGATACTACCCAGACAGAATGCAACGTCATATTTATCCTCGTACATATCGACAACTTCATAGTCTTCAATCGGACATACTTCATCCGCACCTATATCAGTAATATCGATACCGTGGAGTAGATCAATATGACGCTTAAAAGGATTGACTCCGCAACCGACATCTAATACCCTTTCTTCTCTTTTCACTTCATCAATCAGTCGAAACCCAGTCCAGTAGTAACCATCTAAACCAGCGGTTCTGGAACTAGGCCACGTGTTAGTAAAATAATCCTTCAAAAAATCCATGTGTGGATTAAGGTCTGTAGACATAAACTTTCACATCCTTCTTAGAGTATTCATCTGTTATGACCGAAGGATCTAATTTCCAAGTTAGGTCAAGTAACTTCAGAACCTCTAAGTTGTTATCACATTGAGTTACTTTATTTTCGTTCTTATATATGAATTGCATTATCGCCTGATTCTGTCTTTGAATCTGGTCAAACATGTTTTCTTGATTTTTGTACCAAGCGTAGTTCGGGTAGGTTATATCAAAACCTCCACACTCATTCCACCACTTCCAACACTCATAGTCGTTTCGATAGACCAGAATAATCCGGTACTTGTGAAAGTTCTGTAGTTGGGTTGAAAGTGTGTGTGACTTGATCAACCGGACACCTTCACCACTAAATGGCAAGTCCCAGTTTGAGGGATCAAAGTCGAACTCCATCATGGGGTCAAAGTATGCACCACCATGAACCAGTCCGTTGTTGTGTGTGTATTTTCGTTCAGGTGTAGAGTCGGTGTGATCGAAGTCGGGTGCGATCCAAATGTTATTAGACACACCAGACCAACGAGAGCCTGGCGCACCTGTGAATAGGATATACCTATTTTCTTTCAGACTTGGGTCTAAGACCTTTCCAGACTTCATTATCTAACCAGTGCTCCTCAACATATTTTACATATTTGTTATTCTGATCTTCTACCAGTATATCATACACTCTTGGGTTGTCGTAGTCAATAGGAAATCCTAGAGTCCTCGACAAATACTTTAAGTACATACCTTTATGTAGGTATAAAGTTTCGTGGGATAGAAACGCAAAGTCGCAATCAAGACAACGATAGTACGCCATCGCAGTAGGTAGGGTTATTTCGTCCCTTACCCTTTCCTGTTGAAGACAGTTGATGTTACGGTCACGAGAGACGATACAAACAGTTACTCTATGACCCGCACTCTTGGCTTCATCAACGAACTCCTGAATGGCGGGAATTCGTTTCTCTCCGTCAAAGACAAATGGGACACTGACGTTTGCGACAACGTAGTCCTCTTTGATCTTCTCTAGGGTAGGAACGGTCAGTTCCGGATTGACCCAACATTCTGCAAAGGGTTCCTCATCACTCGGAATCCAATACTTCTCTCCAAAGTCCCAACCATAGACATGTTCGCTGAGACCAAGGATTTTACTGAATAAGTGATTACCAGAACCCTGTGGGCCTGTGACCAATAGAATGTGTTTTCCGATTGGTCTGTTTCGGTTATACTCGTTGTTGTCCGACATAGGTACGTACCTTCAATGGGTTAACTTCATCTGTTGGGCCTGTACCAGAGTCAGGCGCAAACACGAAAAGGGTTACGTCTTCACCTTTGTTACACATAAAATTATGTAGAACGTTTCTTTCCATAACCCAAACGTCACCCCTGTTAATGGGGAACACTTCGTTGTTGTCAAGTTCGATCTGACCGGATCCACTGAGGATAAGACCGATACGTTGACTTGGGTGAGTATGGAGTGTTTGTTGCATTCCTTTGGGGAAGTGCACGTAGTTGATGACCGGAAGTCCTAATCGGCCCGGATTGACTGCGGTGGTGTTAGTACCACCATCCATGTAGGATAGATTACCTGTTACACCACGGGCGTTGGGTACAAACAAACGTTCGTCGTTCATCCCAAGTCCATAGTATTTGATGTTGACTAGTGTGGAGTCCTCATCCAGTGTTTCTGCCTGAAACCCTGAGTTCACCGAAGCGGCGAAGTTCGAGTCTTTGATACTCCACCCACTGTTGTTACTTCGAAAGTTGCAAGACTTGCCCATCACATAACTGTTATGGTCCTGCCAACCTTCCGACACTTCTTCGTATTGTCCTTTCCACACCTGAACGTCATATCTCCAGATATCGTTTACCTGAAACGTTTCACCGTGATGGAGATGGAACATGTTGTTCTTCATAATCCTGTCACCTCTAAAATCTCTGTCGGAATGAAGGGTTTCTCCATTCTTTCTGGATGCCATACTATCGCACCAATGTTGTTTTTATACCACGATTCACAGTCTCCCTCTGGATCAGTTGCAAGTACTACAGATCCGGGCGGTGGTTCTGCAATCCAGATATCGTGATAACTATTGACCCAGTAAGGTCTTCCATCATAAAAAACGTTGTGTTCTGTTATGTAGTGTTGTTCCTTAATTTTATCACCTTCGACGTATCCACCCAGAATTGAGGTGAGTAGAAACGCCCCGTGACAAATACCAAGTACGGGTTTACCTTCGGTCACCATCTCTGTGGCGATCCCTACTTCTGTGATGATACGAATATCGTCGTTCCGCCCACCTGTTATGATGAGTAGATCCAATTCGTCTGAGAGGGTTTCATAATCTAAGTCTTCACGATTTGGGATAGGAATGAGTTCATGACCCTTTAGGAACTTGTACCAACCATGTTCTAAAGCGTCATGAACTATTCCAGTGTTAGGAAACGTGAGGACTCGTTGAGTGAGTCCAATTTTCATGATTTACCAACCGTAAGCTTCGTTTACGAGTTCACGTGATCCAGTCGCTTCAACTGTGTTTGCACACGAGATTTCAAAAAGGTCTTTACGCATACCTTCAACAACACGTTGGACACGGTTCTGTGTCTCTTCGTCTGTTGCAACCTTGCGTAGTTTGTATCCACCGATTGCACTGTGGAAACCTTCGTCCTTTGCGATCTCACGATAACGACTTGAAATGAATGAGTCTTCGATGGTGTCTGCCATCTGGTTCCAGACTGCTTCCGCACGTCCTTCCGCAACCAACTGATACGCGGCGAGAACTGCTTCGTCATTCTCTGCACCATACTTCTCTAACAGAGTCGCACCCTTTGCGGTATCCATCTCACGTTCCTTGCGGATTGCAGAGGCTGCATCGATCTCCTCACCAGAGATGTGTTCGATAACTTCCTTGACCATGCGATAGTGTTTCGCCTCGTCTGCGGCTTGTTTAGAAAGAAGTTCTAATTCTTTGGGGTCTGCGTCATCCGCTGCATTTGCGATCTGCATAGAAATCTCAGACATGTTCATACGTTCATTGACCATGCGACCAATGAAGTGATCGACCATTTCCTCTTCGGAAAGGTCACCTTCGAAGTACGCCTTGACATTCATCTTAGACGCCTCGAAGAGGGCTTGGTTTTCGTTGCGAATTTTCTTCACAAACTCTTGTGGTTCTAACATAAGGTTCTCCTGTTAATCACTCTTTTAATATAGATGTTCACCTTCTTTATTTATAAGAATTCGTCCTCAAACTGTTCGATGAGTCTCCAGTTTCTTTCTGTGTACTCTCCTATCTCCTCTAGGTAACTATCCCAGATTGTCCAAGTCTGTTTACCGTTTAGAAACAGATCGGCATAACTGATCACCTCTAGGTGCGTGTGCTTCTTTATCTCTTCTGGATCATACAACGCACTACGATCAATATTAGTATCCCTGTCCCAACGTTCTTTCTTATTATACCTTGATTTTTGTCCCCTGTCAAGGTATTCTGAATAAATTGTTCTGCATTGACTCAACACCATATCTCTGTTTATCTGACCTACTTCTAGGTACATTCGATAGAGATCCGTGGCGATCTTTGAATAGGGATGTATACTCTTGAATTCAGACAACAGTTCAGACAGTCCAGACTCTTGGAATACGTCCTTAAACTCTTCTTCGTACTGAGGATACCCCCCAAGGTATTTTTTTAAGAAGAAGAGTTCTTGCGTAAATGCGTAGGACTCATCGTCCTGTACATCTATCTGATATGTAATCGGACAGTCATAGAACGGTAGATACTTGTGGATATTTAACTTCGCAACAAGGATAGACTTCTCGTTCGCCTCAAGGGGTCCATCGGTGTTATCAACGAAGACACACTCTTGTGCACCACCATACTCATTGTGAGATACGGAACGGTTACAGCCTGGATTAGTCTCGTACTTACCGGACTTATCATCCGTGGTTGGGTAGATCAATTCCGTAAGGAACATGCCACCCGAACCCGAAGGGTAACACAACCCCATCGCTACTTTGGGTTTCATATCCGATTCATCAATTCCACAACATCCTCTCCCTGATTAGGTAGTTTATCCTTCAGGAAGAAATGGACGAAGTGACAATCTTCTATCTTGTCATTTGCGGTGTATAGACCGTTCCACTTCCAGTGCATTTTCCTGAAAGGAACGTTGTACTTCTTAACAAAGTAGTTTAGTAGTGTTTGATCTGTACTCCACTTCCAAGGGCCCACACCATCAACAAAGTTCTTGAACTCTGCACGTTCGAGAAACTGTTTACCTGTCTGCCCCTTGAGGAAAGGTTTAAACTTCTCACTGTTGAGTAGGATCAACCCCATGTTCGCATACTCGAACCCTGCCGCTGTTGGTTTGAAATCAACTTTGTTGTTGTGGAGTTGTCCGTACTGCATACGAGAGTAGTTGATTATCTTGTCGATGTACCAACTCCTGATAGGCATCTCCCGTTCGATGACCGCACCGAACGCCCTGTCTGTCCCAAAGTCTTCGAAGATATTGGGGGAGTTAGGACGGATGTAGATGTCAGCATCCACGATTGCGATCTGGTCATACTCATCCAGATAATTGAACGCAACCTCTTTCTCAAAGATAGGTAGGTAACCACCGTACTTCTCGAAGGACTCGCGGGATCGACCCATGTTAAAGGGATCGGGAGCAATACGAAATATCGGTTGTCTCTGTACTATGTGACCAATTCCATGATACTTACAGTAGTTCGAGACACTCTTAATACAGTGTTCGTAAAGTTGAGAGGGTTTACCTACCGCTACCTGATATATTAAACGTCTCAATGTATCTTCCTAATCCTATAATCAAATGGGGTTGTTGTTTTGATTTCAACCATGTTACCGTCAATATCAATACCAACAAAGTGAGTTTGTTTCTTGGTAATGATCTTCTTCATACGCCAGTCCCGTTTAAACTCTGACGGACTGTATTCTGTACCACCCTTGAACCAGATAGTGACCTCAAACTCTTCTAAAAACAAATCTTTAAACCACTTAACTATTGATTTCATTCTACTACCTCCCGATAGTCGTTTAGATCAAATTCAGTCCCGATCATCTTGTATAGGTCTCTATCGTGATTTGTATACACGAGCACCTCTGGATCATCTAATAAGAAATCACAGGACTTACAGTAATCGGGATAGTCTCCAGTACGATGAGCCTGTCTCAACGCAGAGTACTCTTCTCCCCGAATAATCTCTTCGATTGTGTTTTGACTGGTGTGTCCAAGGACGGCTTCTTCGTCTCTACCAAGGACTTGGCAACAAGGATGAACAGCACCCCGTTGACCATCAAGACCGCCAGCACGGATAACAACGTCAGGACTAAAAGGCCTTCCACAAGTTTTTACCTCACCTTTTCGTGCATTCTTTCCAATGTCCCAAGCACCAGACCAGTTATGCATCTTCCAAATTTCTGTTTTGACACCAAGTTCTTCGACTAGTTCTTTGTACTTATCTAGTTCCCATTCTAGGTTATCGTTGTCTGTGATCAAGTGATAGGTCTCCACAACACAACCGCTACCAGTTTGATCGACGTACTCCTTCATCTCTTTGACGTTTTGTTTGATCAGTTCGTATGAACTTCCCCGTGTGTTGTGCATCCACTTATCGTAGAGTTCGGGTGTTGGTCCAATGAAAGAGAACCGAAAGAAATCGAGACCAGCGTCTACGCAATCTCTCATGAACTGACCACGCATACGAAAACCGTTCGAGAAGATAATCGCCTGTGCGTTATACTTCTTAACGATCTTGATGTATTCGGGTAGGTTACGATTAATCGTCGCCTCACCAGAACCATCTAGGTTCACTACTCGAAGTCCGTGTTGTACACAGTCATACACGTTGTCTTCAAACTCTAGAAGACTCATCTTGGTTAGGAACCCCTTGTGTCTACCTCCCGCACGTTTGTCTTGGGGACACATGGTACAGTCAAAGTTACAGGCACCCTGAACCTCAATAACCGCTCTGTCTATTTTAATATCAGTCATAGATCCACTGCATCGCTTTCTGAAATTCAACGGCCCTCTTCTTCGGAAGACCCAGAAACTCGTTCATGTTCTTTTTCATCTCGTATATATTCTTTCTCTTATCGTCCTTATTCGGAGATAACTTCTGAGCCTGAGGGGTGTGGTATGTAGTCACACCCTGATCACTCATCACAATCATGGGTTTAAAGAAGTTCCTTGCAATGTAATGCCACATACCATCATAACAGAACACTAGTCTACAGTTAGAGATATGGTACATCGCCTCTCTTACCGGAGTACGATAAGACAACTCTACTACATTGAACCCTGAGCGGCGAAGTAGATTTATTATACCATACCATTCACGGTTTGGCAAGAGTCTTTTCCAAGTTCTTGGTGTTTCTGCATTTAGGATAGGAGTCCAGACAACTATCTTGTTATCGTCTTTTGGGAGAAAACTGTCTTGTCTGAACGCCCAGTCGTTGTAGGGTAGTGTCCTCCCCTTCTCGTCATTAAACCAACCGTCTTCGAACCAGAACCGTTTTTTCTCTGTCCCCTTGGCGACTATGGTTGGTTTGTGTTCACCATCTTTCTGGATCACATCATCAGAAAATTTCCAAGAGGAGTACATGGGATCTGTTGAGTTGAAGACGTGGTTTACCACCACATCCTCTTTCCGGTGATAGAAGTTGTGAATGTATTCGAGTCTTTCGATTATGGTTTCGGGATCTTCGAAGTGATGAAGGTAGTCCTCACCGTGTTCCCAATGGAAGGTGAGGTCTACTGTTTCTTTGAATTCATAGGAGTAGTTGTGTGCACAGTTAAGTGCCCACATAAAATCTCCAACGCCTGGCGTACCTCTCCACGAAACTTTTCTCATAATAAAGGTACTTATCTATTTCTTGTAGGCGTCTGCTCCGAAGAACGCTGCCACCAGAACCGCAATCGATGCAAAGTAGGTAGGTGCAATATCTGCAATAAGTTCGGCAGCCTTTTCTAGACCCAGAACCGCAGTGATTACAATACCTAACGGATAGACTAAAAGTCCGAACAGGGAGAACCAAGCCATCTTACGAATGGCGTCTCTCTGTGCGTCTTTGTCTTCGAGTTCTCTTCTCTTGAACTCAAGGTGCATCGACAACTCTTCATTAGAGATGTGACCATCACCATTCAAATCTGCTGTACTGAGATCACTGTCCTTATCGACAGTTAAGGTTTGTTTTTCTTCCGACATGGTTACCTCTCTTATTGTTATTGTCGGAAGTATTTATACCGTTTGTCTCGTTACTTTCTACTTCCATCAAACACGCATACAAAATACAATTCTTCATTGCCTGCATGAACACGATGAAACACACCGTCCTCAATTAACACAGTGTCGCCTGCTTCAACATTATGAGTTACATCATCCAGTTCCATAGTGCCACTGCCTTCAAGAAACATGTAAACTTCTTCCTGTCCTTCGTGCTTGTGTCCACTTGTGCTTTTGCGTGGATTTAATCTTGTTGAACTAACAACAAGATTTTTTAGTGTTGTGTTATCCTTTACAATGTAACGATCATCATTTTTTACAACCGTTCCTTCAATACTTGAACTTTTGAATTTCATAATATTTTATACCTGTTGGAACCCTACGGACTCTCTTTCAATATCATCATGGTTGAACTCCGCCCAGTACAATTCATAGGCGACACCATCCTTCAAACATTCGAACTGGTGAAACTCGCCTGGCGCAACCTTGGTATACTGTCCGGGCTTGAGAATTGTTTCATCAACAAGATCATATGCGTTCTTCCACACTCGAATGAGTAGTTCTCCGGACTCACAGAAGAACCCGTTCCACTTATACTTGTGTTTGTGTTTGGAACACACACCACCCTTCTTCATTTCGATACGATGAAACTCTAGTACACCGTTCGCTTCGATCAGTTCCGTCTGACCCCAAACTTTACCTGCCTTCATATTAAAATACCCTTACGTTATATGTACTTTCCCAAATCTTAGCGTCTCGAAGATCATCGACCATAGGTCTACCCCTAACGTTAAGACTAGTATTCAAGAGCATAGGGACACCAGTGCGTTCATAGTACTCTTCAATAATTTTACGGAATATAGATTGACAATCCTTACGGACAACCTGTACCCTTGCGGTTCCATCTACATGGGTCACCGACTTGTAGTCATGTAATGCCTTACTGGTAAATTGCATGTACTCATTCATCGGACCAGAGAAATATTGGTCCGCATACTCTTCGAGAATCGCAGGAGCAAATGGACGATACTTCTGTCTCCGTTTGATTGCGTTGACCGTATCCTTGACATCAAACCGAACGTCTGCAATCAAGGATCTGTTACCCAGTGCACGTGGACCAAACTCTGATCTACCGTTTGCGATACCACAGTATTGTTCTGACAATAAGTGGTCAACAACATCGGACGGGTTAATCTCACGGTCAATGTTGGTTCCTAAGTAAGGGTTCCAACGAAGATGAGTTCCTCCGGTCTCATCCGCCCACGTTTTTGCGGCGCACCCCAGAGAAGACCCTGAGTCTGCGGGAGCGATTGCAATGTGAACCTCATCAAACAATTCTGCGATCTTAGAGTTCGTAACAACGTTCTGTGCACATCCACCAGAGTAGACTAACTTAGATCCGTGTTTACGCGCCTCACGCATGATCTCAAGGATTGCACGTTCCGCAAACTCCTGTACAGATGCAGCGGAGTCTTGGTCCTTGTTGTTGTAACACTTCCATTTTAGTTCCTTACGGAAAACCTTTCTTCGTTTCTCTCTATCCGAATGACTGACCCCAATGAGAGTACCCTCTTCTATCTCCTTTGCGATATCAGAGAACTTGTGATATTGTTCGTACAACCAGTCGGCGAATACGGGTTCACCATAGGATGATAATCCCATGACCACGTATTCGTCCTCTAGAGGTCTCAGACCAAGAAACTCAGTGACCATTGCATAGATTAACCCAACGGACTTAGGGTAGTGCCACTCTTTGATTAGATTGAAGTTGTGATCTAGGATGACCCCAGTCTGGACTTCTCCAGCACCATCAATCGACACCATTACGGTATCTTCTATTGACTGCCAAGGGCGTGTATAGAATGCACCCGCACAATGGGATGTGTGATGTAGTTCTTTCTTGTCATACACAAGAGACTCATACACAGGGATCTTGTGGTGGTAATGGAGTTCTTTTTTGTAATTGTCTAACTTAGGTTCTACCGCCAAACCACCACGAACGTTATACTTGATGTGGTGGTCCTCATAAAAGGTGACCACATCACCTTTTTCTTGGCCTACAAAATCCCACAACTCAGGTGGGATTATCGCATCATTCTTTTTCTTAGACCATCGTTCTGCATGTGTTGCATAGGAGACAGTGCCATCTTCTTCGATGACACTGACTCCCGCATCATGATAGAACTCAGAGAATCCTATGTATCTCATTCAACCCTCTAGGTATTCATATACCTCTTTCCAGTTTTTCATCAGAGGAAACGTGTAGTCGTTCATATTGTAACCATGTTCCATGACGATACTATCTAGACCGAATTTATCTCCTACATGGGCATTCTCGATTTTGTCTTCAATCCAGACGAAACCAGTATCCTTGTACTTCACAAGTTCTTCGTCTTTGTCCGCACCAGTATCGAGGCAGACAACCTTTTCAAACGCAGTCTCACCAAACAACTTTGCGAGATTCATCTCCCGCAACTTTGCAGCGTGGGGATCAAGACTCAGACTGGTAATTGCGTGAAACACATATCCGTGTTCTTCGTGTAACTTTCTCACGTAGTGGATTGCGTCCCTGAGAGGGGGAATGAAACCAATCGCCGCACTCTCATTGAAGTGTTTTACCAGTTCCTTACCCTTAGTTTTAGAGATACCGTAACACTGAGCGATGTCATAGACATCCCGATTTTTCATTTCATAACCATGTTGATTCATCCAGATATCGAAGGCGTAACCCCAGTTAAGGAGTACTCCATCAACATCAGTCAGAATCACTTTTTCATAATCTGTTTTCATAACAGTTCCTTAATTCAGTTACACTATAACTGATCAGGCAAGAAATGTCAAGAACTTTTTTCAAAAATAGGAAACTTTTTTTCCCTGTAACCGTCCACCATGACGATCTTATTCTCGCCACCAGTGTAGTGAAGAAACCCAGCAGACATGGCTTCCTCACCCCAAGGATCGGAGTAGTGTGTTGGTGTGTCGTTCCAGAACTGATCCATACAACCGATATCGAAATCGTGTTTCACCAGTTGGCCTGAGATATAAGGTTGATCATTCATGATTGACATGTGTTTAACCGGACCCTCAAAGAACCACCACTTCCAATCGTCAAAGACCTCTCGCGCACGTATACGCGCCTCGCGTGTCCAGACAACTACTCCGGTATTCATGATTGTTAGTTTGGAAGGGATTACTCCGAAGGCGGGTACTATGGGTACGTCATGCCACTCATACTTCTCTACGTAATCTCGAAGAGTAGATTCCTTGTGGTCCCATGCATTATATCCACCACCGTTAGCAGTTCGAATATCAGACTCTAGTACACCAGAGACTTCACCATCAGCCTCTTCGAAGATGTTTCGTTCGGTGTTCGCTACAATGTCAGTATCGACAAAGAGAACCTTGTCATACTTGTCGAACGACTCATCGTAGATTACTCGAAGACACTCGAACAGACACACGGTAGTGTCCCGTACATATTCTTCTTTGGTGAACACCGCTTCATCAGAGTAAAGGTAATCAGCGCCAACAGTTTTGGCGTAAATCTCAAATGACTCGCGGGAGATATCTGCCATCTCACGATACAGTTGTGATCGTGATCTACCTTGGATATCTCCCCGTTTTTCGTCTAGGTCATCATTTATAACTAGATACTGAAATATCAGATTTGTATTTGGGTTTTCGCCTGAAGTCATGATGCATCTTTCCCACGAATCCACTCTTGGTTAGATTCTTATGTCTGTTACGTTTTTTGTTTCTAGTGTCATGCCGACTGAACTTCGCCATGTTCACCCCTTTATATATCAGAGATACTTGTCGTAGTTATTGTCAGGGTCAAAATCATCTACCACCTCGTAACGGGTACGTCTCCCGTCCTTGAACGCAATAAGTTTTTGACCTCTATTTTGACCATCCGATCTGACCGAAGCGTGAACCCAACCAGAGTTCTCACCCTCATCAGGGTTATAGAATTCTAGGATGAGTTGATCGAAAGTCAAATTCTCACTGATCCAATCTGCGAGTGCAAGATTGGCAACACCGTTGATCTCAAAGTCAACGGCTTGTCCGTTACAGTGTTGTGATGTTTTAGAACCACCAACCGCTTTGTTCAGTGCGGGGGATCTATATCCACTGTTGATACGTACTGGTCTACCAAATGCCTCACGCACTGGTTGACAGATATTCTGGACAACGTATTTTAGGTTTTCAAGGTGTTCGTCTTGAGGGGTGTTGTCAATCCCTTTTTTTGTTGCAGTGGCTGATTTTGTGAATTCCGCCAATACAAAGTTCGCGCTAAGTTGCATTTCCTTATTCCTCTCTGTTGTATCCCAACATTTCCTTGGTCATAATGTAATCCCTTACGAAGTCTGACCTCACAATGTCAGACCAAGTGAACTCTACGTTAGTGAACTTAGTCATATTATCTATAACATCAAGGAACTTTAACAGTCCTTTTTTGTCGGTTTCTTTGGTGAAGTCTGTCTGTCTGTAGTCCCCACAAAAGATGATTCGGCAGTTGTGACCCACTCGTGTAATTATAGAGTCCAACTCGTGAAATGTACAGTTCTGCATCTCATCGATTATGATCACGGCATCGTCAAACGTGAACCCTCGAATGAATGATGTTGAGACGAACTCAATCACACCCTCTTTGATCAGTTTGTCATAGGCCTCTTTGTCATCGAAGAGTTCATAACACAGTGCACGGTATGGACCCGTGTATGCATCGATCTTTTCTTCTAAGGTGCCTGGCAGAAAACCGATCTCTCGTGTAGGTACTATGGATCGAACAAGTATGATCTTGTCAGGCATCTTACCTTTATCCAGAACTTCTTCTAGTCCAAGATATAACGCACTGAAGGTTTTACCTGTGCCGGCAGATCCGGACATTACGATATGATCACCGTTATCCCAGGCCGCATAAACTTTTTCTTGAGAGGCTGTGATTGGTTCGAAGGTTCTTAGATCATCAATGCGTAACTTCTGCGGAAGCGTATTGACTTTGGGTTTCATGTATTGATGGTATTTCCTTTTCCAGAACCTTTCTTAATCCTCTCTAGATGATTTTCCCATTCCTTACCCGCCTTACGCATAGGACTGATTCGTCCAGATATCAGGCCTGGCACTGAATTGTAAACTCTTTCTAGATGGGGATTGTCGATCTTAAATTGATCGTATTCGGACATTCGGAGAGACTCCTCCAAAATCTCTCCGGTTTCCAAATTTTTAAACGTATAAGTTGGCATGGTTTACTTCACACTTAATATCAAACCTCACTACGACATCTTTCGATGAAGAGATAGGATCACCTTCCTTATTGTACTTGAGTGAATTTAGGTTCGACTTCTAAAATAGTCTGATTGAGAAACTCCCGTTTGGCCATCAGTTTGTGCGCCTTCTGAGTTTTTCCCTTTTTATTGAGACTCGCAATATAATTATCTAGTTCTCGACTGTCTCTTTTTAATCGTTCTATCTGAGTTGCTGTCATAACACTCCTTTTTTGTTGGTGAGTTAAGAAGATTGAATTAAGTTTGGAAATGCCTCCTGTACTAGTTTAAGGGTTACGCCCTTCACTGGTTGTTTTTTCGCAACCATGTTCAAGACGATTTCTGCATCAGCCGGATGAATTGATTCGAGCATGTCGATAAACATCTTCTCCCGTCTGAATGCGGGTAATTCTGTACCAGGCCCACCCTTTACAAAGTATCCAAAGTTTTTATGGGCTTTGAGTAAGGAAGATGGGACTGACTCCGGAATGTTTGGAGTATAGGGCGGTTTGCCTTCGGGAAGAAGGAAGACCAAAGATTTGTCGAAGGTTCCTCGAAGGACATCCTTCAATGCGGGTACGTCAGAGTACTTCTTGAGTACTGTCATCCGCTCTGCTTTGTTTTTTGCATTTTCGATTTCCTCGAAAATTTCATAGACTTGTTTGGTTTCACCTACGTATGCCATATAATTCACCTGTTATAGTATATAGGGTTTTACCGTTCCCCAGATGCAAGATATTGTTCAAATTCTTCAAAATCTGAAAAAATTTGATCGTACTCTTGACGAGCGGTTTGAACAGCGTATTCCGCTACAGGCCCGAAACGAGTCCGGATCTTTTCCTCAACAACAGAGAAAGGTTCGTTGTAGTTATCGCACACGATCTCTTGAACTTCAAAAACAAATTGACCCATCTTACTCATCAGGCATTTCCTCAACGGTTATACGATACTTAGTACCGTTATTATCTACAAGATCCAGAGTCTTCTTGGTGGACAAGAAAACCCCATCGACATTCAGATCCAACTTGACTGGACCCACATCACTAGTGAAGTCTTCCCCATACATCTTTGCAGAGGGAAGAGTCTTCTTAATGAAGTCTGCGATGAAATCGCAGTACACTAAACTCATGCCGCGAACTCCTTGTTCTCGCGGAAGTATACCCCCGCAGGCGGAACCAACTTTTCAATCATCACCCAATCTTCGGCGGTCATACGGTTACCGTACTCCTCACACCCAGTTTCTTCGAGAAGGTACTTGACCGCCTCTTTTGCGGTTGCAAATTCCTTGCGACCCTTCTCTCGACCAAGATATGGTTTTGCAATATATGTCATTACACACTCTCCTGTAGAATTAAATCACGAACACGTTCACGGTCAAGACTGTCACCGTCACCCCACTCAAAGAAGTTTTGAGGATCCCGACACAGGTCAATGTACTTGACAATAGCCTGTTCGAGATAGTCAACAGTCAATCCAGCGATGGGGTAGATCCCATCGTAACCATAGAAAGACAGACAATAGTTACGGAACTCACGAAACATTTGGAACTTACGATATTTCTCAGTCACAATCTTACCACTACCAATCGGAATAACAGTCATTATGCGTACCAACTCCTATAAAAATCTTTACCTTCTTCCGCAGGACAAGCCATACGAACGTCATCAATGTTGATGTACTTACCAGCGATTCGCTTCTTGAACTCACTACCAATGAAGGCATCCTTGACGGGGACAACACGGTCACTCATGAAACCCTCAGAACCTTCAACACTCTGAAGGGCGATCTCACGAAGGACAACACTCGCACCCTTCTTCGCAACAACCTGATAGGCATCAACGTTAGTCTGTTCCCAACCCCAAGACGCGACGAACAAGTCACCCTCTTTGACGTTGGCGATTGCCTCTTTCCGAGCGTTCGCACGGGCAATCTTGCGTTCTTCTTTGTACTTCGCAGCACGATCAAGACTGACGAGGAAGTCCTCACAGTACTCCACCATGCGAACCTCACTACCGAAGCGGTAGTTGAACTCAATCTTGTAACCAAGACGAGCACGGGGGGCGGGACGGACACACTTGGCAACGTTGTTACCATAATCCATGGCCAACTCGTATCCACGTTCTTCAAACTTCGCAATCAACTCTTTCATAACAATACTCTCTCAATCAACGTTACAGGTATACTATAACCCATCGGGCAAGAAAAGTCAAGACTTTTTTTCAAAAAAAGTGATATTTTTTACCCCCAATATGGACGGTCATCGTCATCATTCACGAAGTCATCACGGTTGTCCCAGACACCCCAATACATCAGAAAGAGGCCAACTAGGGCGAGACCACAAGTCACCCACATACTAGGGGGATCACCAGCCACACAGTCTGCGGCCATCAGACACTCATCATAGAAGTCCTGAGTACCAACCGCACCAAACGTCATCAACAAACCAATCACAATTCTAATCATCAATCAACATCCCATTCTACGATTTCGTACTCATCCAGACCATTCTGGACTGCGTATTCTATCGCATCATCTTCACACTCAAAACACTCCGGCAGGAGTACTCCCTCAACTTCTAAGTAGTAAACCAAGTCTTCCATCACATTACCTCACAGTCTCCTCAAAACAACCAAATTACTTCTTATACTAACAAGTCTGGCAAGAAAAGTCAAGCGTTTTTTTAAATTATTTTTGAAAATTTTTCCCACATGTACCCCCTCAGTTGGTCCATGTTTACCTTGGTATCTTGGTAAAAGGGTTCTAGATCGATGCCCTCAGGCAGTTTGATGTTCTCGATTCTACCCAAATGATAATACTTCCCATTTCGATATTCGAGTCTGTCACCCAGTTGACGGGATTCTTTCCATCTCTGGTGGATTACATATGCGTGTTCGGGATTGACCCCAACCATAAATTGCGTATCCGCTAGGACACCCAGACAATTCTCATCCTCATCATAGGTTTCATCCACATAGTTCACCAGTGCGGGGATAGCGGTGTCTATAGAACCGTAGTGGGATATGAACCTGAGATTATGCATTGCACACATGTCCCCATAGTCTTTATCCATTGTAAACCCAGACATGTTAATTGTCAAGCGTTTTTTGAAGGTGTGTCCTCTTATCAACCAATCTAGGATGTCACGGTTAGGTACGATACACCGATTGATGCCACGGTCCTCTATGAAGGTTATGGCCTCATTCTTGGTGAGTGGTAACCATTCTTTCCTGTCTGGCAGAGAGTAACTCCAGTGACGATTACTGGCCATCACAGAGGGTAGAAGGTCTGTCAACATAGAAGATGCATGGTGCATGTTCTTGGTGTGCCAACAAACTGAACTAGGGTGGAACTTGAATATGTGAATGTTTCGAAGTGCGAAGACCATACAGTCTTCATGAGTGAACTCTATCTTGCGAGAGTACTGTGTCGTTCCCGAAGTACTGGATACTAAAAAGGGATCCGACTCTTCGGCGTACCAAGGGAAGTATGGATCCGGACTTGGTTCCATATCAAGTTCATGAACGACCTTTTTGGAATTGTGGTGGATCATATCACCGTGCAACCCCTTGTACAATTTTTCACCAATACCATCGGTGATAGTTAGGTCCGCTGGACCAAACCTTGCAATCTTGGTGTACGGTAAAGATTCTTTGTGTGCGGGGGAATCAAGTAGGATCAACCGTAATCCTAGTTCTGCACAAGCGAACACGGCCGACACGTGTCTCGTACTTACGTTCATGATTGACACCGCAACCATGTCGCCCTTTTTCAAACTATGCGTGTCTACGAGTAGTCTCTTCCAACCGTCGATGTCTCGAATGAGTTCATTCTTGGTCTTACCATCGTAAATAATATCGGGGTTGATTATATTTCGATCAACAATCATTGGATATGTTTCGCATGTATCTTACAACCAATGAACGCATTGTAGTAATCCTCTCGCAACAGAACATCACGATCAAATTGTTCTTTCGCCTCATAGTAGGAACACTCACCTTTCGATTTGCACAACCTCAAAATTTGACGATGGTAGGCGTCCCCACCTTTCGTTTCGACTAGAAGTTTTAGTTCTTCGGATGATCCGTAGTAGTCTCTCCAGTCGGACTGAACCTTTTTGATCCTCTTCCTTTTTTGTCCCTTAAGAGGAGGCAATTTTCGAGTAGACCAAAAGAACTTCTTACCAACATACTTCTTGTTGGTGTCACGTTCAGTGATCAGATAGACGAACCCAACCCACTGACTGAGTTCGTCTTCATCTGGTTCGTAAGGCGTTCCGTTATAAATCCACATACTGTATGTAGACTTATACTACGGCACTATCTCCTAGATATTCAACTTCCGCCTCTTCACCGCACAAAGGACAGTAGAGAGGTTCGTCATCATCGTAACTACAAACAACCTTGGTGATGCCATCACATATAACGCACTCAACTTGGTATATGTAAGACTCCATCATGCAGCGACATTCTCGCTAATGTCGCACACAACGGGACTTTCCTCCCATCCCCAACTTCCTGCCATCCCAACAACACTGTATTCGGTAACTCTTTTTTCGAAGAAGTTGTCATGGGATGCACCGTTAAGCACCCAGTCAAGCCAGGTGAGGGGATTATCCTTCTGTCTAAATTTTGGTTTGAGACCCAGTTGAAGTAAACGCCTATCAGCGATATGACGAATATACTTCCTAACTTCAGTCTTAGTGAGTCCCTGTACATCGTTACCACGGAACGCAAGGTTGATAAATTTGTCTTCCAGTTCAACTGCATTTTTTGCCATCTCATAGATTTTGGATTTAAGTTCATCGTTCACGATGCGAGGATGTTCCTCACAGAATGTACGAAACAGTTTTGCATTCCCTTGCACGTGAAGTGTTTCATCACGTATCGACCATTCCACGATTGTACCCATACCCTTCATCTTTCCGAATCGTTGAAAGTTCAACAACATCACGAATGAAGAGAAAAGACTCATACCTTCGTTGAATACTGACTGAGCAAGGGCGAGTGCAAGACCCGTGTGTGTACTAACGTCACCTTCTTTCATGAAGTCAACTTTGTCTGCCATCTCCTTGAACTCAAGAAACTTGTGGTACTCTTCGTCGGGTAGACCCAGAGTATCGTTCAACAGTGCATATGCACGTTGGTGTACTGCCTCCCGTCCGGCGAACGAGGACAACATGTTACGGACCTCGTTGTTTTTAAAACGAGGGATTAGTAGTTCGTGGTAGTTCTCGCCCACCTGAACATCCGACTGAGTAAACAGTCTGAGAATGTGTGTGATGAAGTCTTTCTCCTCATCGGTAAGTTTAGTCTTCCAGTCCTGTACGTCTTCAGACAGTTCCGCCTCATCCTCAATCCAATGAACCTCTTCATGTTTCTTAGAGAGTTCTACCGCCCAAGGATACTTGAACGGTTTGTAGGTTGTACTAAATTCTAATAGGGACATCAGTGTTTTTCCTTGTAATCTTTGATGGCTGCTTTGATTGCGTCTTCTGCAAGAACACTACAATGAATTTTTACGGGTGGAAGTGCGAGTTCTTCTGCGATATCTGTATTACGGATTTGCCCGGCGTCTTCAAGATTTTTCCCTTTGACCCATTCGGTGAGTAGAGAACTAGAAGCGATAGCACTACCACAACCATAAGTTTTAAACCGTGCGTCTTCAATAATTCCTTCATCACTCACCCTGATCTGTAGTCTCATGACATCACCACAAGCGGGTGCACCCACCATACCTGTACCAATGTCTTCTTCGTCTTCGTCGAACTTACCCACGTTACGTGGGTTTTCGTAGTGGTCTAATACCTTTTCCGAATATGCCATGTCATCCCTCGCAAGCCTTGCACTCTTCTTCTTCAACAACTTCTGTAGTGGTATTATCTAGAAATTCAATGAGTTCTTCGTACCCACCGACATACGTTCCCTCTACGTAGATTTGAGGGACAGTCTTTACTTTTCTACCTGTCACTTCAGCGGCGGTCTTACCGATCTCTTCCAGATCGATATAGTCATAGGGGATTCCCCGTAGTTTGAGTTCTTCTTTCGCAAGTTGACAGAACGGACAATTCTTCTTACCGTACACCAAGGTGCGACTGTCATCTTGCAATGCAACTCGTTCCACTTTCTCCGATACGTTCTCTGCACGAGCCTTCGCTTCGGTACGTAGATAGTAGAGTCCCTTGAGACCCTCTCTCCACGCTTTGAGATGTACTTTGTTAACGTAGGACTTCTCTGCACCAGCGGGGAAGAATAGGTTGACCGACTGTCCTTGACAAATATATTTCTGTCTGTCTGCGGCGTGAGTGACAACCCAACTCTGATCAAGTTCTTGTGCGGTCTTGAATACCGCCTTCTCACCCTCTGTTAACTCTGGAAGGTGTTGAACCGAACCTTTTTGTGTGATGATAGATGTCCAAGTAGAATCAGTATTTATACCCCGCTCGGTAAGTAATTTGTCAAGATACTTGTTCTTCACCAAAAAACTTCCCGCTCGGGTACGATGCGTGTATGCGTTCGCCTTCAGGGGCTCAATGGACGGACTGGTTGAAAGTACAACTCCGGAAGATGCGTTTGGCGCGATGGCAAGTAAATGCGCGAATCGCAATCCACTCCCCTCTCCGTCAGGATATTCACCTCGCAATCCAGCAAGGTGTCTGGATTGGGTAGTGGCTTCTGTTTTGATGTGGTTGAACACAACTTCATTAATTTCCTTTGCCCGAGCTGATTCCCAAGCCACACCGTGTTTCTGTAACAGAGAGTGAAACCCCATCGCTCCCAGTCCGATTGATCTTTCTCTTTCTGCACTGTACTTTGCGCGGGTGATTGTGTCGGGTGCGCTGTCGATAAAGTACTGCAAGACGTTATCAAGCATAGTGACAAGATCACGCACAATCGTTGTATCTTTCCATTCATCATAGTACTCCAAGTTTAGACTGGACAGACAACACACCGCCGTTCGATCCGGTCCAGTAGGTAGGTGAATCTCGTTACAAAGATTCGATCCATGAATCTTGAGTCCCAGATCCTTCAAGTTTTGTGGTAGTGCATCGTTTGCGGTATCAATGAAATTGAGGTACGGTTCACCTGTACGGAACCTCACTTCTAAAATTCGTTCCCAAAGTTTACGTGCATTGATGGTCTCTTTGACACCACCGTCTTTGGGATCTCGCAGATCAAACGAAGTGTTGTCCATTACTGCCTGCATAAACTCGTTGGTGATATTGATTGCGTTGTGTAGGTTTAACGCCTTACGTTGAACGTCTCCCGTTGGGATACGCATGTTAAGGAACTCTACAATGTCCGGATGAGAAACATCCATGTACGCAGCGTAAGAACCCTTACGAGTCTTACCCTGTCGATACGCAATCATGTCCGCATCTACAGTGTGTAGGAACGGGATAGGGCCTGGCGCAATGTCGGAAACTGTTCGGACATCAGACCAATGACCTCCCACACCACCACCATAGACACTAAGCCAACGCAACTCAGAACTATGATCGATAAGACCTTCAAGTGTGTCGGGTACGTAAGTAAGGAAACATGATATTGGCATACCTTTTCCCTTGCCGTGACCGTTTGGTGCATTAGATAGAACAGGACTTGCAAACATGAACCACTTATTACTGACATAATCGTAGAGGCGTTGGGCCAGTTCTTCATCCAACTCTTCTTTATAGGTTGACCATGCGGTAGCTGCTCGTCCATACGCCTCCTGTGGTGATGTCTCGTAACTGTTAAGGTAAAAGTCTTTCAACATACCTACTGCATAATCTGCCAGTAGGTCATCCCTCTTTTTATCAATTTTCAATGTCATGTTTTCTGTCCAGTTATCGTTTAGTATAGTCAAAAAATTCTAGAGGTCTACTAAACGCATAGTCTTCTATAAAGAGTCTTCGACCCTCGTTCACAAACGCTAGGGCCTTTTCGATAAGATATTCGGTTCGGTCTTCCTCGTTGAACTTATCATTATACATGAAGTGCGCCTCCATGTCAACATCATAATTCTCCACCAAGAATCTATCGGGGTAGAGATATCTATCCTTTGTCCCACGTCTCGCCACGTAGACCAATTTGTTTCTATCTGAGTTTTCTTGGATCTCATAGACCCACGACAAATCTTCGTCACCATCGAAGATAACGAGTTTGTTGCCGAAGTCTAGGTTGATAGGTTTTGACATAATTTCTCCAAGAGACGGAGAATTATATCAAAGGGGAGAGGGATCTGTCAAGAGTTAGTTTGAGTCTAGTTAGATTTCTGTGTGTCATTCTTCGTCTCCTTATATTCCCTCTTGAAACGTCTCAGGATCTCAGTAGCATCCTTACGTTTCTTTTTTTTCCGGACAATAACAGTAGACGAATCGTCACCAGTCCCTACAACAGAGGCGGTACTGGTCATATCTTCTAGGAATTTATTGAACGATCTCATCTAAGAATTTCTCCGGTAGAAATATATATGCGTTGACGAGTTTTAAGATGTGTAGCCTGATATATTTTCAAACCAAGAATTTCATCTATGGGACCATTGCACTCCTCTTCGACTCTTATCTGGTCTCCACGTTCAACGGACTCATGACCCAAACAGGTCATACTATCGTTCTTCATTCTATACACGCCAGGCGAGAGGTGATCCCCTTCAATCATGAACCACTGAGTTTCCTCAGAGAGTACATCAAGGATGTCTATTCCAGTCTCCTTGTGTATCTTTTCAATCTGATCATCAGACAGTTCACCATGTTCCTTGATCAATAGAAGTGCGGCACCATACCGTGCAACCACGGATTGTCCGCCAGGAACTTTGGTCATAAGTCTTTTGATGTTGTAGACAAGACGATGGAACATCGTATAATGTTCCTCATACGCTTTCCTATCGTCCATAGAATTTGTGTTGAAATCTTTGTTACGAGAACCGTCTGAGTTGATAATACCCGCCTTGTATGCACCAGTATCTTCCCACTTGGTTACAAGGAGTTTTAGGAATCTAATCGTGTAGACCAGATCGGCAGCACTTTTTAGAATTCCCATTATGTGATCCTCTTAATTTCTCTTAACCTTTGTACTGCGAGGTCATCCATTATAACGTCTGGATAACCATCGTAGTCAATCGACTTAAGGAAAATTAGAAAAGGTTTGAGTGCAGGCCAATGTTCCTCGTCGATTTTTAATTCTAATATCTTCAGTCCGGCACTTATCCCGAACACATTAAAGATTACAATGAGATGATTCAAGATCAATCTCTCTGAGAGTTCTCCGGAGTCTCTGTAACGGTTCAGGAGACGTTTAACATATTTGAACCGTTTCAGGTCTTCGAAGAACTGTTCACTGTCAATGCAGTTCGGAGTATAGTAGTTCTTCGCTGCATACAAAACAACATTGTTCGGTGTAAGTTCTAAATCCATAATATACCTGTGTGGGATAAATTAATTCTATCCCTTATATAGGGGTTACAACAACTTTTCAATCAACACAGATTTAGATTCCCACTTACTTACTTGTACTCCGGTTTGTTCTCCCAGTGCGAGTAGTTCTGCCTTGGTCATGTCTTCAAGAGACTTGTTACCCACAGGCGCCTCATGCAACATCTGAGGTTCCTCATGAACCACCTGTTCCGTTACAACCGGACCAGTACGTTGACCCAGATAATCTTCAATCTCACCCAGAGTCATACGTTGTGATTTCAAAAGTTCCCCAGTAGTAGGATCAATCCAACCACGAGTAGTAGGCACCGCATTTCGGCACCAGTTAGGAGGTGACACCATTTTTAATCCTCGACTTGATCTACTTCTTGTGCGATCTCAGACCAAGACTTCCCATTCAGGATGTCCATGATCTTCTGTTGATACGAACGATTGTCTTCCTTAACCTTTACTTTGGGGTTAGGGACAATCTTCTCCAGATCGTCATGTTTCTTAACATCGACTTTATGTTTGTCAGCGAACTCTTTGGACTTGGGTGATTCCTTATCCATGATACCTTCGGGTTCGGTTGCACCTTTAGTCTGATCTTTCTTGGACGCTTCTTCGAGGGCGTCGATCAATACATCAACGTCTTCTTTCTTTACGGTGTGTTTCTTCTCACCGATCTTAGAAATCTCGGCAGTCTTCTCACCGTCATTCCCTGCGACCTTCTTTTTCTTCTTGGGGTCTTCTTTCTCATCACCCTCATCATCGTCCTTCTTACCGTCACGTGCATCAATTGCATCGTCGGTAGCGGCGCGTCTCTTGTGAAGGTATTCGTCAGAATCATCCACATCGCCATCATTGTCGATGTCTTTGTCCTTACGATCTTTGAACTTTTTATCGTTCTCTTTGTCATCGACTGGATCTAATTTCTTTTCAGAGACAACTTCTTGCCATGCCTCTGCCAGTCTTTTAATGTCTTCAGTTCTCATGGTAGTCTCCGTTACATGAACCAGAAAAATTTAATAATGGCACCTACTATCGCAGTACCGATAACTAACGCAACCCTATTGACAATCGTGACAGTGCGAGCGTTGTCATCAACCTTAACGGTTAACTCATCTAACTTCTGAGAGAATCGATTCATCCTATCGTAGTTAGCGTGATTGTTATTCTCTATTGCAATCAACTTCTCTTCCGCTCTCGCAATAGAAATCATCGCATCAGACAGTTTATCAATCTTGTCTTCAATGCGGTCTAACCGTTGAGATTGTGTTATTCGTGTTGCCATGTTCGCCCCATAGAAATAAACGTTAGTTGCTACATCTATTTATATATCTCTTATTCTCAAAAGAAGGTCACTATCACCTTTTATAACACGATGATAGGTCATCTTTGGAATCCTAAACCTGTCGCCGATATTTAAATCGACAGGTAACTCGTTGTCCAGTTGGAATTTCCATCCAACACAGTCTTCTACTTTAACATCACGATCATGCAGATCACGATGCCAAATTAAATCTTCCTCACATATTTCCTTTCGAAATAAACGAAGGGTGTCTCCGTTCATCATCTTGAAATCTACGTAGGGTTTACCAGAAGAACGATCCGCCACCACTCAACCCCAATTGTTTTGCATAACGGGGAAGGCGACATGCCCAGTAGGCGGCCTTCGTCTTATCGTTTTGTTGTGCACACTTGTGTCGCGCAGCGAATGATTTACGTGCAGCGGGGTCATTCAACTTGACCTTGAGTCCTGTAGTGTCACCCCAAGATACCTTCTTGATATTTCCCGTCGAAGGGTCTTTAACGTAGACGTAGTACTTCTTCGGGCCCCCCGCCTTTGGTTTGTTAAGTTCGGGGGTCTTCTTATCCCCCTCTTCGAAGATACAGTCCAACGCAACGTTCTGGCCATCATACACTCCAAAATTACCAAGGTCAGATTCCATAATGTCCACCTCAGATGGGTTGACTGTGACCTCGCCCTTCTTCCACTGTTCGCGGATGTCTCTCCAGTATGCGAAGTACATCTCAGAACCAACTCTGTATATATTGTTCTCTACAAGATCGGAGTGAGAACCACACTCGCAATGTTCGTTGAATGTCTTCATTACTTTCTCTGCATAATCTTGTATGCAGCGTTGGCGAGTTGAGTCGCCTTCATCTTCTGCATCTTTTGTTTATTGGCATCGTTCACCTTGTCATAAATCTGAGAAATTGCAGATGCGGTAAATAGATCAATCATGACTCCATCTACCTTCTTGGCGCCTTTGGTCTTTACGATGTCTTTGATCTGATCGATGGTGTTCATTATCGGATCCTTAGTGCCTGTTTGAGTCCGTTCATGGAAGTCTGCGCCATGTCTTGGAACTTCTTCTTGTCCTGCGGTTTGCGTATACTGTTGAACTTGTCAGAGATTTGTTTTGCAATTTTCTGACTAATCTTCACCTTCTTACCGTCCTTGAATTCTAGAGTCCCACCCTTTGGTAGATCTGAGACTCTACGGATCTGCATGATGATATTCTTGTCTGCGGCCTTGCGGTCATCATCGGTTGCCTTGACATCCTTCTCATCATCTTTGTCTTGGAAGTCTTTGTCTCTAGAGATATCTCGCATCGCCATAGAACGTGCACTCTCGACGTGATAACCCTTGTTATCACAATGAGAACAACCATCACCCTTACACTTAGGACATTCGACCTTCTCTTCTTTCACGGGTTTCTCACCCTTCTCTTTCTTAGAGATTGCAATCGCTGCCTGTTGTGCGGGTGATACCGCCTCCTTGACAATCTTAGTCATGGTTGCACCCATGTCACCCAGTGCAAGTGTTGCGTCCTTACCATCTCTACTGTAGAGGTAATACTTCATTCCGGATGGTTTACCTTCGGGGTGCATGGTGACCTTATCTACGTTGTACTTGGCACTACGTGACTTACCCTTCACAACGAAGGTTGTAGTTGTACCCTTACGGATCGATGAGTCATAAGTGATAGTAACCTTGTCACCCTTCCTCAGAGTATCAAACTGTTTGCGAGGCATCGCAACCGCCTCGTTGAGTTCTACTGACTCAACGTACATATTCAACTCGTACTTACGACCAGTGTTGTACACCTGAACGTGAAGGTTTTTCTTAGAGTCTGTTTTGAGAATATGTTTTACGGTCTTACCAGTGGACGGTTTCTTAGGTCCGGTTGCGACCTTATCGTCGATCTCACTAGGACGAACGGTCACACCATGTTTCTTCTTGGCGTGTGCATATGCATGTTGCATTGCCGCAGAATACGTATCGTGATAAATGTCATACCCAGTCGCAGACTTACCAGCATCTCTCTTTTCTCTCAACGAAAAGAAAGAAATACCTTCCTTTTCTTCACGCATGATCCGACCACCCTTCCACATACCATGCTTCTGCAAGATTTGGATTACGCCATCACGGGGGTCAGTGTCCATTGCACCAATAAACTTCTTCATCGCTACGAACGTTTTGTCCTGTTTGTTCACGTCCGACTCTTTACCAAGTTGACGTACAAACTGACCGACCTTCATGAAGTCCTTCTTGTCGATACCACCATGCTTCTTTGCATAGTCATCGAATGCCTTTGCGACCTTGAAGTAGTCTACCGCTTCAGAAACAAGTTCTGTTGACTCATTCTGTCTTCGGAGAACTGCCGCTACTTGACTATGTTTAGATAGACCCTTCTTGATCTTTTCGATTGCCTTGACCGCACCAGAGTAGTTACCACCCGCATATCGTTTATCAGATGCAACACCGATTGCCATCTTGATTTCTTTAGGAGTGAAACCCTCTGCAACTCTTTTCGCAGTCGCAGTAGCGATGGCCATCTTCTTGTCCATCGACATCTTAGGATCGTCTTTCTCAATTGCCTTCGCAATCTCTTCTCTTTTCTTTTTCTCTGCGGGGGTCAGAGTCTTCTCCCGCAACTCTTTAAAATTAATCATGCGAGATCCTTATCGTGATTTAATGTGCCCTTTTTCTTTTTAACGATGAACGCATTCACTCGCGCCATCCCCCACTGTTGCGGTGTTGTCCCAGGCCGGTGTCCGGTCTTCCATGCGGCAACCCCACGATTATAAACTTTCTTAAGTGTTTTAGGAGAGATACCAGACTTCTTCGCCTTCGCGGCGATACCATCCGGACCTTCTTCCAAACTACCTAAACTATCCCAAAGAGAGTAACGTCTCATTGTGTGTTCCTGTTCTTAGACTGTGTTCTTGCACTACGGTTTGCATTAGATGCACGGGCTTTTGCGGACCTTGCGGTGTCGAGAAGTCTATCGTGTTTCTTACGATCTGCATCCTTCTCTCTACGGATCCTCGCCTTCGCAATAACTACTGGATCTGACCCACGAGGTGCGGCGACTTCGGTAACAGATTTCTTGTAGAGGCGCGCCAACACTCTCGCATCAACACCATTGTATTGTCTTCCAATAGTGGCGGCATAATACCCAACGTCATGTCTGAGTTTACCACCAGACTCTTTCTTCTTACGAGTCACAACGTCTTTGAGAGTATCTAGAGCGGCCTTGTAAGTTTTTGGATTAACCTTATCACCAATAGCGTCTATCATCCAACGTGGCATCTCATCCAGATCCTTTTTGTACCTGTCCCAAGAATCTTCATCGTACATGTCCTTGAACGCCTTGGTGTACTTAGAAGGTTTAGTCTTGGCGGTCTTATCGCCAGGCGCGGGTTTGTAGGCAGAAGCATCATCATCGTCTTTCTTACCGTGTTTCTTGAAGTGTGCGTCTCTTTTCGCCTTGGTGGACTTTTCTAGTCCTGCGTGATACCTTGCGGGTTGGGTTCCCTCTCTGTCTTTAATGTCAGGGTCTTGATTCTTTCCTGATCCTTTTTCGACGAGTTCGACTGCATCCAACCATTTGCGTAGTCGAGTGCCATCTGTGCGTTCGACGATAACATAATTGGCCCCGAGCATTGAGACTGTACCCACTTCATCAGTTTCTTTGATAACGACTTGATCGCCGATACCATATAGTTCTCCCTGAACATACTGTTCTCTTGTTTCGGAAACAGGAACGAGTTCAACATGGTTCTTGAACGAACGCTCTTCTTTGAGACCCATACCCTTACGCACGTCATTGAATAGTTTACGTGCGTCCTTGTTAGACATGGACTTGGGTACGCCTTGTGCGAAGGTAACGAAATCGTTCTTGGATGCGTTCTCACGCTGTTTCGATGCGGACATACCTTCCACACCTTCCGCATCCGGATCGCGTTTACCCGCAGACACAACTCTGATTGACTGGAAGTTGTAGAACCCGTGACGCGCCTTCGTACCATTGTACTTGTTCAGGAGTACTTCGAACTCACGCACACGGTCATCACCGACAACCATCGTAACCTTCTTGTATCCCTGATCGTAAAGTCTAGAGGCAACGTCGAATACGTTCTTAACGTTCTTGTCGATCATAACACTACGTGCGTGTGTAGGAAACATCTTACGGACGTGTTTAACTTTGTCTGAATATGAGAGGGGGTCTTTCTTTGGATTGGACACCTGAGACAGATATACCTTGTAGTCTGCCTTGCCTGATTTGGTTGCAAGGGTATCCATCACTTTACCGTGACCGATAGTAGGCGGGTTCATTCTACCAAAGGTAAAATAAACTTCACGTTCCTCTTCGACCAGATATTGTGAGAAATTCTTAATCATCTTTGTTTCCGCCACGCTTCCTTTCGAGTTCCTTCTTCCTCATTTGGGGTAGGAGTTTTCTCGCAAGTTTGTCAATCTTTGGTTTCATTTTATCTAGACGCTTCTCAATCTCTTGACGCCGTGCATAGGTCAAGTCAGACTTAGAAAGGTTCTTTGTGATTTTCTTTGCGAATGCGTTACGTGCCGCCTTGCGGGCCCGTTTCATAAGGACTTCTTGATTTGCAATCTTGCGGGCCGCACGTTTACGACCCATTGCGATTTTCGCCTTATTCTTTTTCATCGCCCGCGCCATCTTGCGGCGGGTCTGCATATCTACTGCCTCACCTGTGTTCCCTGTAGGAATATGTCCTCGACGTTTCTTCGCTTGATATGCGAGTTCGTCATCACCAGACATAGTAGTATCTGTAGATACGAATTGTTTAAATCCTAATGGCTTCGCCATCGTTTAATTCCTCGTTGGTTTATCCCATCCCTTAATAACATCTGGTGAAAAGTTGTTGTAGGAGAACTCCATACGATCAACCAATTTCACCGCATCACCACCAAGACGGTCAATTGCCACGTAACCTTCTTCTCCGGTTACTTGATAACCCTTTCGAGTTTGGACAAAAGTATCAATTGACTTTAGTCTATTAAGTTTATTTATAAGTTTTAGTTTCGCTAAAACAATGACTTTTTGCAATTCGAACATTTTTATTAGGTTAGTTTTATTCGTTGCAGAGAAGAACTTCATGATTGCATCTAACTTATCCTGTTGGGTCTTCTTACCACGTGCGGAACTTCTCTTCGCCATCTCCGCCTTAAATTTATCCCTGATCCATTTGATCAGTCCATTGGTGTGTCGAGTAGTATCACCAATGATTGCACCCCTCCTAACAAAAGTGTTGTTGTACTGTTCAATCAACTTTGCGAGTTCTTCATCTGCCTCCAGTTGTCGAAGGGTAGTACCAGAGATACTGGCGAATATCGAACCCGCAGTACTTAGGTATCCGTTAACCTCTTCGGTCTCTTCGGCGGTCATTGTCGCCTTGGTTACATCACGCAACATTGCGTCCTGAGACCAAACTGCGGTAGACTTTTTAAACTTCGATACGTCCACACCGTAGGACGCTCTCATGTTTTCAAACGAAGTCCCCGTGTAGGTTGTATGCCACACAATACCAATCTTCGCAGACATGATAGGACCGGCTTGACCAACCGGAACTGCATAGACAATCGTGTTTGGATGGAAAACCTTGTACGTTGTACCATCAATAGTTTTTGTGGTTATGTCGCCTGGCCCAAATAGGAAGTCTCCCTGTATGACTCCAGTGATACCCAGATCCGGTAGATACCGAAGGGCGGCCTTCATCTTGGTTGCAAGGTCACCAGACATGTCAGCATCAATCTCAGCATCGGTCTTATAGATTTTTGGGTTCTTCGCAAAGATACCTTTCTTCGCAACAAAAAACTTTCCGTCATTGGGGTCTTCGCCACAAAAGATTGCGGGTGCACCGTCCCACTTCACAGATACCTTACCTTCTTTCTTCCCCGCCAACATATCTCGCATGTTACGAAGTGCGAAGATGGCCTCACGTGTACCCTTGACTCCACCATAAAGAACCCTGTCCTCAATGTGAGTCATGTGAGTATTTTTCTGTTCTGTGATGAACCCTAAAAAATCTTCCATTAGTTAAACTCTCTAAATGCCTGTTCCCATAACAAGAAATCTTTTTCAAAGTGGTCCAAGATTTCCTGTTCTCTATCTGAAGTCAACGATACTGTCCTGTACTTCTTGTTGTTCTTAAAATAGATTGGTTCTTTATACACTAACCCTTTTTCTTTTGCAAACCTTTTCATCCAATCGTAAAGGTTTTCTATGTTCCATAACGTGGCATGTTCGGGAACATAGTAGTCTTGATGTAATCGAAACATGTTCTCCCACATTCCAAATACTTCATCTCCGTTTTTATATTGATCCCACGTACTGTTGGGATCGCGTTCTGGCACACGTGTGTGTTTACCCAGAAATGCATTGATAGATAAGAACCTATCTACAGGATGACGGATTGTTGATACGCAAGGCATATCTTCATCCACCAATCCAACTTCAACCAACCTATGAAACCCAGTGTGCCAGACATGTTGTCTATACAGTTGTCTGTGTCTAGGGTCTTCGCGGCAGTACATATTGGGATCTAATATTTCAGTGACCCCAGTAATCCAACTTCCCCAGTTAACACCACTTCTAGTCGAATCTTCGGACTCATATTCCATAGACGCTTCCACGCCCGGACATAGATCACCTTCTGACTCAACAACCGCACCCATATCGTAGAGTCCCGCTACACATGTAGTCGATGCGGTCTTTGGTATTCTCACTAAAACAAAATCATTACTATATGATATAATCATTCACAAACTCGTTTAGTTATCTACTAGTATAATATCAAAAGAAGATGAAATAACTGAACCAGTGTCACCAGTTCCTCTCACTTCAATATCAGTTTTTTCTGGAAAACGCAAGGGAATCGAATAATTCTGAGTAGTATATCCGCCTACGATATCAGCAATATCCTTTGATCTAAATGGTGCACTACCATCTAGTTCTCTTGCTAGTAAAGTCACTGTGACAGCATTATTCATTGGTGCTACACCTATGTTCCAAGTAGTGAGATAACCAGTTTTTCCAGCTGGTATTGTATAAAGTGCAAGTTGAGTTTGACCCAAACCAGTAGTTGTCCCGCTACCAATAACGCCAATATCAGCAAGAACTGTACCGCCTCCAGACGCTGCGGTGGATATAAGAACAT